TCCTTGGAACCACAAATTATGGGAAACCCCAGTTGTACTTCCCCCAAATATGGACCCCGCTTTATACAATGTCCTTAATGGTTGCTGGATGTGTAATTTCGAAAAGCAGGACCTCGAAAATAATTATATATGTAGCCGGAACTTCGATATCGACCCGCGACTTCCTTATAATAAGCTGGGCCCGAGCCCAATCAATAGCGCGGATGAGCTATGTCGGTCTCATAAATCTTGACGTAGTTCGATGGTTTTAGGCGCATTTTGAGAAGACCGGCCACTTGGAATGTGGCCTCATATATGTTCTTCTTCAATTTCTCGTCCTTCTTACATTTTGGAATCATATCGGGGCCCTTATTTAACTCCAAAATATATGGCTCACCATCCTCTAATATGACGTCCATACCAAAGAGCTGGAAGCAGACTTTGCTCTCGTATTTGACTTCACTAAATATTGGAGCAATCGCCTTCGATAAATATTTTATTTTATCGATTATTTTGGCCCATATGTGCACATACGCCTCTTTCCCGATGACCTTCTTCAATTCATTAAAATCGTGGGGCATGTTTTCCTTTTCATATAGCTCAGAGTCCATCTGAAAGCTCGTGATGTGGGTCTCGAATGTAATGTTTCCAGTGGTTTTGTTCTTTGTATATAAAACTTTCCCGTTCGTATTAACGAAAAACTGGATTTTTCCTTTGTGCTTACGAATCATGAAGTAGATGCGCATATTCATTTTCCGGCCACTGATTTGGGTCGTATTTTTTAAAAAGCGTTGGGCGACTTTGAAGTCATCCTTCTTGGCGCGTTCGAGGTCATCTTCTGTAAATACTAGGGCGAGACCCAATTTGCGTTGGAGATTTTTCTTACAAATGAGGACGGTTCCTTGGCGGACCTCTTGGAGGGCGATGGCGTATTGTTGGGGGTTTTCAATGAGGAATGACTCGGGCATGAGTTGTTTTGCGCTATGACGGCCATATGTTTTTTCAAGGACATCCCAGAGATTATTCTTGCTAACGATTTGGTCGCATCCAATGAGGCCGAAGATGTATTTGGAATCGGGAACATCGATGTTCTTCAACTCTTGCTCTATGTTATTGTATCCACACGGCATATAGAAATTGTATTTTTTGTCGTTTCGAGTGAACCCATTTCTTTTTAAGACGCCATCTAAGAGGTCTGAGTGGGGTTTTTCTAAACATTTGTGGTAAGTTATCTTCTTTAAGTGGATCGTGGAAAGATATATAATTATGGCAATAATTATTACAATGACGCTTCCACAAATTATTGCAAGTTTCATTATATTATATAATGATATTATAAAAATTGATGGGGTAAAATTCAATATTTCTAAACTACAAGCAATAAATGAATCAATTTAATTTGTTTAAAAAAGCAAACTGTGGTGAAGAAAGATGTGGTCAAAATGATGCGCTTTGCGAATTTTGTCAAGCACTTTCTATTTCAAATATGGAACATGAGTCCATTACCTGTCCTGAAAATATCCAAACATGTTGTAAAGATCACCTTTGCAATATGTGTAAAGCGACAGCAGAATCTCTTAAAATGAATTCTTCTGTTGGGGGAGGAAAAGCATCTGCAAAACCAGTTCCAACCACAGAATCTCTTAAAATGAATTCTGCTGTTGGGGGAGGAAAAGCATCTGCAAAACCAGTTCCAACCACAGAATCTCTTAAAATGAATTCTGCTGTTGGGGGAGGAAAAGCATCTGCAAAACCAGTTCCAACCACAGAATCTCTTAAAATGAATTCTGCTGTTGGGGGAGGAAAAGCATCTGCAAAACCAGTTCCAATGCAAAATTTTACATTGGAAAAATGCCCAGAATGTCCTTCAACTCTTGGGTCAAACATATCGTGTGAATATTGTCAGCAATACAATATTCTTACGATGAAATCAATTGAAATCATGAATTCACATCTGAACCGCAATCCACCCAAAGATATTTCATATGATCCCAATTTTGGACCATTACCAGGATCATTTGATTGGGTGACTGATGCTTCAATTGCTGAATTTGAAATGAGTTATTTGAATGAGTTCAAAAAATTTCAGGCTGGATCTGTTAAACTTCCTGACTTTCGAGATTTAAGACAATCACCGATTTATCGAAAGATGTCATCGGAAATGCTCTTGGAACTCACTGAAAAGTTATCTCTTGGTGGGGAAGGATACAGTAATTCCTGCTATATCATTTGTGTATTATGGTTTTTTGTTCTTTCTGAAATGTGGACGCGTATCAATACAAACACATTTACTGGTTATATACTATATAAAATGATGTTTGAGTTGCGTACTCGATTATTTATTGGAAGGGACATCATACAGATCTTTCGACACGCACTTCAAAAAATTGCGGTTTTTGGAGGAAATGACTTTGTGAGAGGGTTAAACTCTCCAGATGAATTGATTTCAATGCTTGAAACGCAAGGGATAATCAATCGGTTAGCTCCGAATGAACAATACTCTGATTTTGATGACAAACTGTCAACTTTTGTCGTACATCAAGTATTGATTGAAGGAGCGGAGAATTCTTCATTTCAGCAGCAGGTCGATGCGGTAATCTTTCAGCCGAAGACGAATGTAGGTTCACCAGATAGACGCATAAGCCCATTTTTTTTCAAATTGTGTCAGCAGAAAGGTGGATACAGAGACAAGGATGGAAAACTTGAAGCAGTTCAACAAACTGGTACAAGACTGAATTTCCCAGCAAATGGAATATTTGTTCGCGGAAGTCTTTTTGAAGTGTCTGCATTTACAATTTTTGGAATATCACACTATCGAATTGTTATTTGTTTCGATGGTGAATTTTTCCTTGCCGACAGTACTTCTGAAGAAAACAATGGACATTATTTACCTGTGATGAAATTGATTTCCAAGCATGAAGCAATGAGATTGTTCTACAAAAGCGTTCACACTATAATGTTTTCGCCAGTCAGTCCTTCTCCTTCTCCTTCTCTTTCTACATCACAATCATTTAGTTTCGATTTACAAGCATCAGCCCCCAGTATGCAAGTTGATTGGGTTCCTCAAAGTACGGCTCAATATGCGCCTGTTGTTCCGGTTCCTCAAAGTCCGGCTCAATACATGTCTGTTGCTCCGGTTCCTCAAAGTCAGGCTCAATATGCGCCTGTTGCTCCGGTTCCTCATCAAAGTCCAGCTCAATACACGTCTGTTGCTCCGGTTTCTCAAAGATCAGCTCCTGTTTCTAAGGTGAAATCGAAGTCCAAGATTACGCTAGATGACATACAGTTCCATTCAACTAAATGGTCGTGTTCAGGAAAATCTTATTCTGGTTCTATCCAGAAAGTACCGTATTTTATGAATCCACGCATGTTAGTGGATGTGTATCTGTTTGAAACTCAGCGTTTCACTGATCCACAAAAACTTGTTGAATTTCTCAACTTTTGTGAATCAGTGAATCAGTGATTTATTTTCATTCTCAGAATGAAAATATTATAAAAAATTGATTAAAATATGAAATAATTCATCAACCTAATAAAAATGGAACAATCACCCCAACATTTTTACAATGGAATCCCAATCTCCGGTTTAACACCAGTAATTGATTCACAAATCCCAGTAATTCTCAAAGCCCCCAAGTTCAAAAACTGGTTCGCCAAAATTGACCACGGTGCCCTCGATTTACAATCGATAACTATAACGGATGTCGATTGGTTTTGCGCACCAACCGCAATCGCCCCAGAAAAGCTGGGCTTCCTCAAACTGACCGCTAAAGTATTCGACCGGAAAACGGGGAAACCTGTTCCAGGAATAGCCTTCATTCGTGGAGGAGCCGTCGCAGTTTTGATACGTGTCGTAGTTGGTTCGAGCGCCTATTTTATTATGTGTCGCCAGTTGCGTTTTCCGGTTGGGGGCTACACATTGGAGGCTCCCGCTGGGATGATGGACGCAAGTGCGGACATTTCTGGTGTTATGATAAAAGAAATCGCAGAGGAGACCGGCTTGGTTGTCCCAAACGCGGCCGAACTTATTGATTTAGGTCGAATCATTCCATCTGCGGGAGGATGTGATGAATCAATCAGGCTTTTCGCTTGGAACACTGAACTTTCGAAGGAAGCGTTTGATGAAATTACAAGGAAAATACACGGGGCCGCCGAAGAAAATGAGACCATTTATCTTCATATTTTTGAGGATGATGCATCATTTCCACAAAAACTCCAAGAGATTGGGGACCCTAAGATAGAAACTGCTTATTATCGATATAAATTTTCTAATATATAATTATGAAGCTTAAAAATAAAGGTTGTTTTTTTGCGAAAGATAAAAAAAATGATATTCTATTTATAATATACAGTTTATATATGACTTTGTCATATATAAACTCTAGAACTATAAATCACTACGTGATTTATAGTTATACATAAAAACGAATGAAATTCTGAAAAAAAAGCCAAATGTAAAATTATTATATATTGATGAAAAGACAAAAAAATTTAAGCAAAAATCACATTCTCCAAACAAAATATGGTTCGTTATGTTTGATAAAATCGGTCGCGATGGTCCTTGGCCAGAAGATGTATCGAAAAACGAGCTTGAGAAAATAATAAAAAATATTTCAGTTGAATATTATGATTATGATGATTATCCAAATTCATTCGATCTTTATAGTAAGATGAAAGAGTCTGCATCAGGACTCAATAAGTTTTATACAAAAAAATGGTTTGATAATAACTATAATTTTATTAAGAGACAATTAGAGTATCTATGATTATGGAGGTTTCTGAATCGGGTTTTGATTTTTATCTTTTTATTCATTTTTTAAATTTTCTAAATATAAAAATATGATATAGTTTTTTTGATTTAACTTTTTTCTAAAAAGTTATTATATAGTATGGCTGAAAATTATGGACCCACTGGATCAACTGGACCCACTGGACCTACTGGTGCAAGAGGATCAACTGGATCTACTGGAACAACCGGCGCAACTGGTGCAACTGGATCAACCGGCATAAGAGGACCAACTGGACCAATTGGTGCAACTGGACCAATTGGTTCAATAACAACTACTACAACAACCGGAACAATAATTACAACGACAATAACAATAACAACAACAACAACAGGAATAACTGGAATAACTGGAACAACAACTACAACAACTACAACAACAACTACAACAACAACCGGTTCAACTGGATCAACTGGTGCAACTGGCGCAACTGGATCAACTGGACCCACCGGAGCAACTGGCGTGACTGGCTCGACAGGTGCAACTGGAGCAACTGGACCAACCGGAGCAACTGGAGCAACCGGAGCAACCGGTGCAACTGGACCCACCGGAGCAACTGGCGCGACTGGCTCGACAGGTGCAACTGGACCAACCGGAGCAACTGGACCAACCGGAGCAACTGGAGCAACCGGAGCAACTGGATGTACTGGACCAACCGGATCTACTGGACCAACTGGTCCAGTTCAAATAATATTAAATCAATATGGAGTAGCAATAACACCAGATGAAAGATATTTATATATTGTAAATAATGAATATTATGGAATTACACCACCAATAATTACATTATGTGGAACTGTACCATATGATATGATTTATGTATATGATTTAATAAATGAACTGACCATTGCTAAAATAATACATGCGTCATTTAAAACACCATCAACTGCTACAATTTCTGGAAGACGTGTATACATAACAAACTCAAACTCAACTACAATTACTGTAATAGATACTGCAACAAATCAAGTAATTAAAGTTATTGAAGGATTCAAAAATCCTTATAGAATCGTAGTTAGCTCTGATGGAAAAACTGGATTTGTGTGTAATTATGGAAATGGAATCGCAGTTGGAACCGTTTCCGTTGTTAACTTAGAAACATATGTTATTAAAAAAAATATTCAAGTTGGGGTTGGGCCATGTAATTGTGCTCTATCGGGAAATGGTAAAAAATTATGTGTTGCGAATTATAATAGTAGTTTTATAAGTATTATTGATACATCTTCATTAAATGTTGTAAGAACAGTTCCTTTAAGTATTAATGTTGGTAAACCATTTAATATAAATATAGATTCTAATAATTATTGTTATATTCTGAGCCTTTTATCTTCATCTTCATATATTTCAATTATTGATTTATCAACAAATACACTTCTTTTACCATATGCGACAATATCCGGTTTATTATATGGAATCATTTTTTCTTCAAATCCAAGCCTTAAACAGTTATATGTATTATACTATAATAATAATTCAAATATATCATTTATTGATATTAATAATGGTATTCCAAAACTACAATTAATTCAATATAAAAATGATTATCAAATTGAGTATTATTCAACAATTATCAATATTTGTCCAGCAGTTGGAAATGCGATTTTAACATATGATAAAAAATTCCTATATATTAGTAATTATAGCACAACATATAAAAATATAAATAATTTGGTAAAATTGTAAAATAATAATATTATATATATTATGACTCACCATAATATTGGAAACCAAATTGGAGGAGATGTAGGACACGTTGTTGGGGGAGCGATTGGCGGAGATATTGCAGGACCAATCGGGGGTATTATTGGGGGCGACCTCGGTGGTATTATTGGAAGTGATGTCGGCGGATGGGTCGATACCGAACTTCATCACATTCATTTTTAAGTTTAGGATATTTTTTCTCAAAATAGTTTTTGAGAAAACGCAAAATTACTTATTATAATATATGAATGAAATAAAAATATATACAACTGGTATAAGCAATATAAAAAATAATTTTATTTAGATATATTTTTTCAATATTTTATTTTAGATGACTGCCATCAGGCAAAGAACATATTCTTGTCTGCATTCCTTTGAATAAAATATAATAACTTATACAAATGTTTTCTCTGATATTTTCATAAGTCCATATGGAATATCAATTATTACTTGTCCTAAAAATTGCGGAATAATAAATTGTAGTTTCATAGTTAAAGTAATAAAAAATTGAACTATGCTCAAAAACCAATAAAGTAAAGGTTCTATTGAAACAATAAGAGATGCCCACGGTTTTGAAATTTCTATTTTTTCCTTATAAGCAGGATTCCATAGTTTTGAATGTATAAAATCGTACATAACAGTTCCATAATATCCTTGTAATAATGCTGAAAAGAATCCGACAATGTATATAAGAATTACTTTTTTCCATGTATCAACTTTCATTCCCAAAAATTTTATTGAAGGATCTGGTCCAAATTTTGCGAAATCTTTGAAGGCACCTTCTTCATCCAAAAATACTAAATATCCAATAATAAAACAAATAAAAATAACAAATGCGATTCGGGGCTCAAATAAATAATTTTTTAGAAAATTAAACATTACCTATAATATAGAAAAGAAATAATAATATAAACGACTGGTATGAAGTTCACGGTCCAACACCAAAATGATTTCCAAGATGGATTTTTAACAAAGAAAATACTAAATAATACAGTTCAGTTTAAATGACTTTGTCATTTAAACTCAAGAGATTTTATCTCACAAAGTGAGATAAAATCTGTTCCTACAAACATTGCGACCAAAAATATGTTCAGTTTATATTTTACTATGTAAAATATAAACTCAATAGATATAAATCACATCGTGATTTATATCTGTTCAATGATAATGGGCGACTGAATAGAAGTAATATGATTGAAGCATAATATAAAGTGTAAGCGATATAAAATATGATTTTATTTGGATATATTTTTTCGAAGTCCCATTTTAGATGAATTCCATCGGGTCGAGAGCATATCCTATTCTGAGTTCCTTTGATAAAACTGTACAGATAATATGACTATGTCATATTATCTCTAGAGTTCTAATATGACTATGTCATATTAGAACTGAAAATACAAATAATTCCGAAAAATATAGCATAAAATATAATAACTGGTAATAATTTTCTCCTATTAAATGTCAAATCCCCGAAAAAGTATCCACCGACTAATAAGCAAACTGGCTGTATTAGTAGGAGAATATATGCGAATACAGTGGCGTAATGATTTATTTTCCCACAGTTGTCGCTCCACATCAGAAATTCTAAAAACTGCATGAGACCAACAATAATAAAAATGATAGAAAACAGATAAATAATCAATGATTATTTATCTCTTGAGTCTAAAAGACAAAGTCTTTTAGACTGAACCAGCGGTCATTTGGATAATTTCGTAAAATGAAATGGCCATAATTGAAAAAGTTATGATTGATACTCTCGAATTATAACACATTGTAATACTTATTTGAACATTTTTATTTACAAAGTAAATAAAATTCATTTTTCAATCTGTTTATATTTATCAATAAATTTTTAAATTTAACTCTATAATTAACTAATATCAGAACATCTTTATTTTGTCTCCAATTTCTTTGTAGTAGAATCCATTATAAGCTAAATTTTTTTTAATTGATTTTGATAAAATTTTATCACTAATTGATAACTCATTACAACAATAATATTTACACAGAAATATACGAGTTAAATTATTGTTGCTGTCATATTGACCAATCCCACTCCTATATAATTGTGGATACCCACCATGCTGAGCTTCAAAATTGACTCTTAATTCTTCGCTACACTTTTCATATATCATATAATAGAATCCATTGGTCAATTTTCCACTTCTGACAGGATTATCTAACGCGGATAATACTTCATAACCATTATCACTTGCTCCGGTTTTTCTATCAATATACACGTTCAATATTTGCGTCTTATTTTGGTCCAATTTTGCGATGTATCCCATCTCTTTATGTATGGATTCTTTCGTTGGAGAAATTTCATGGATAATTGATGGATCCATGCTTCTTTCAACAAATAACCACCGATAATTATAATATACTCGATTTTCGACGATTGCTTTGTTGAGAGTGGGCCTTTTTATATTCGGATTCTCTTTCATCACATCTGAAACACTTTCATAATATTTTACTAATTCCATTGTTTCTGGATTGATTTTCTGAACGCGTGGACCCAAATTTACCGGCTCTTGATTAAATCCATTTGTCGTTTTTGCTTGTGATTGATTTACCTTTTCAAGTATTTCTTTGTTCATTTTTTCAACGGAATCTATTTTATTTGATAAATATTTAATTTCTTTCATTAATTTGGAAACAAATATATTATCATTGTTTGATTCATTCATTTGAATCATTAGTTTCAATTTTTCATTTTCAAGTTCTAAATTTCGGTTATACTCATTATAGTCGTTAAAGTATTTTATATTACTATTTATTATATTCAATAAGATTTGATATGTAAGATTTTTACCAATTAGAAAAAGTTCCATCTCATTTTCATGATTTTTCAAATTGGTAATTTTGTTTAATCTTACTTTTTCATGATTGTGAATAAAAGACTCAAAATCACTACTGCGATTTACAGAAAAACAATCCAATAATAAACACTCTTCATATTTGGTTTTATGCTCTGCGTATCGATTTTTGATTCCAATACGACTTTCTCCAATTTTGACAATATAATTTCCATGTTCTAATATTTTAACGCGAATAATATATACAATTGAACCGATTGAAGCAAACTTTTGTAATAGTAGTTTTTCTTTATCAAGTTCTCGTTGGTTTTCAAATTTATCTTCAATTTGTAATAATTGAGTTTTTAATTCAGTTGTTTCTTCTTCAAGTATTTCATTTAGAGATTCTTCTAATTTGATAAAATAGTCGTGTATTTCATCTGCTTTTTTAGTTCCAGCTTTCAAGCAAAACTTTTTGAATGTTTGAATATTCATCATGATAGTTTCTTTATTATGACCTCCATGTGATGATTTTGATTCTTTCTTCGGATGTAGAACGATTTCATCATCATTTTTTTTCATAAAATCTTGTTGCCGAAGCTTCGGTAGCAAGATTTTATAATCTTTATCAATGATAAATTGTTTTTCTAATAAATATTTCGCGTGATATTTTTTACTAAATCCTAACCATTCCCATATATCATCTAAATTAATCACAAAATCATTTATTTTATCGTATTTTAGATAGCAGTAAAAGCTTGATAAAAATAGTTGTTGTTGGTAATTTGTAAATTTACTTTGTAGTTTTTCAATCAATCTTGATTGATATTTTGTTGTATTGAATTTTGAAATTGGATTGTTTTCAATCAAACCAACGATATCGATACTTGTTGTATTCTCCATTTTATTATAATATTTAGTTTTGTTTATATTCAAGATTGGAAAAATAAATTTCAATTTTTTTATTATTTATTTTTCGATGAATAAAATAAATAATTTGGTGAATTATTATTATCTATTATTAAAATCTTGCTCCTGAACGCTCCGGAGCAAGATTTTAATAATATTTGTTCTTGATTGCGCAATTGAAACTCTTGGATTATAACCATCTTTTATTTTCATAATACTTATTGAACCGTCTCCATCAATAAAACCAGAAATGTATGATGGATGAGGTGGAGTTTCAATATATTTATTGAATTTTTGTAAGTTATCTTCGATGATATGACTCATTTTCGTTTCTGTGATTAGTTTCTGTGTTGTTTAAATTTTTTATTTTCAATTTTTCTAAAATTGAAAATATTTTTTACAACAAAAGTCGCAAAAATAGTAAGTTTTTTAGATGTTATGAATTTATTCAAACATTTTATTTTTTAATTCTACATAAGTCCAACTATCAATTGGAAGGTCTTTTTTCTCTTCAAGAAATAAAAGTCCTTTTTCAATTTGTTTATATTTATCAATTAGTGAATAATTTCCAAATGTTCCGCATTTCGATGATATTTTAACTCTCTCATTTTTTTCTTTGACTAATGGATGAAAATGATTTATTACAAAAAATTCTTTCTTTTCTTTATCATTATTGTAATATTCACAATATTTTGGTAAATTATCTAATTGTCTTTCATTTTTTAGCCATTTCATAAATTCATCAGGAATCTTTTTAGCATCGAAATGACGAGATACCTTTCCTCGATTTGTATTTTGTTCAGACTGCGTTGTTATTCTCAAATTACATCTTCGATTATCAATTTTGTTTTGATTTATATGGTCAACGCTCAATTGTCCTTTACCAAAACCAGAATGGTCCATAACAAGCTGATGTAAATATAAACCAGATGAAAAAACATATCCAATCAAAGGATTATATGACCATGTATAGTCCTGACAGATTATTTTATTATAATCTTCAATTGAAAAATAAGTAATCATATTCGGATTACAGAACATAATATAATATTCTTTTTCAATGCTTTCATCGTTTTCATTCCGAACTAAAAAATACGGGTTTAATAATTTACCAGAATATCGGCCCATATTTTTTCGATGGCCAATATTAGTTGATAAAATAACCAAGTTATTTTCTAAAACATATTTATTCAATGCTTCCATTTTATTTAATTTATTTATTTGAATAAATTAAAATCAATTTTTACAAAAAAATGTAAAAACGAAGAAATAATATTTTAATTGCTGTAAGCACTCATAATCTTCTAAGTTTCCCTAGAAGGAGGACTGTATCTTAAGCCGTTTCAGATTGCTTAAATCTTCATTAACGACCCACGCCCGTTCAGTCTCTGACGCCCTACCATAAACTAGCATATCGTTTTTAGGTAGTAAGCATGCGGGTTGCCCAATCCTTTTCATTATTACCATACCCAAGTTCATTACTCTTGGCCACTTATTCCTTTCGGAGATAAGCTTGGTAGAAAAGGCTGTAAGGGGTTTCCCGAACAACAAGGTGTGTTGCTGATTGATATAAATCAACCAACTAGCAGTTAGTCATATCATCAATGTAGATGATTGTGAGAACATAAATGGTTTTCTACTGTAAGAGCTCACTTTACTGTAGCATACTGCTTTTAGGCCCTGATTAACAGACATTAATATTAATGTAACTAGTAAGTTAAGGCCGCCCATTCCTGACATTATACGAAGAACATTGTAGTTAGTCGCGTATACACGGATTTTAGATGAAATCGAAGTCTTGGGTGTGACTTGAAGTTGAAGAGTCGCGTTGTCAATTCGCGAAAAGTTGCACGTGCCGCTTGGTTGATGTTGTTCGGGCTGTAGCGAAAAAGAATACACGTTAATTCCCGTAGCAGGAATGTTGGTGTGGTGCTGATAAGGCTGAACAAGATTGAAGTAAGAACCAAGACGCTCGGAGAAACGATCGTGTCCGTTAAGCTGAAGCTTAGCACGGACGACTGGGTTTCGGCCAGCGCGTTGGGGAGCAAGACCGGCGTGGTCAGCGCCTCCGGCAGCCTCGTTATAATCGGAAAAGTTGACGGGAGCGTTGTTGTTGGTTCCAGCACCGCCACCAGGGGGAAGGTAAGCCCAAGCGACCTCTGGTGTACTCTGGGACTTTCCAGGCTGGGGACCAAGGGGATCGGGAGAACCGTAAGTCTGGTTGTAGACGGAGGGGAATGAACTGGCGGAATAACCGGACTCGACGTTGGTACGAAGGGCGGCCTGGGGGTCAAGGAGACCGTTGGAGCCGATAACACCGAAGGTATCGTTGTCGAAGTCATCAGTGTAGTTGTTCCACTGGTTCATACCGAGCTGAATGACGGAATCTCTCTGGACGACCCAGATCAATTCCTTAACGGGGTGGTTAAAGTTCAATTTAACTTTCACATTTTGGCTGGTAATTGACTCATCTCCTGTGAATTGGAGCTGCTCAATAAGATACTCGTGGGAGACCTGAGCAAAACGTCTACGCTCATCAGTGTCGAGGTAGATGTAGTCAATGTAAAGTGATGCTGCTTCAAGAGAAGGAACGCAGAAGAGGTTATTCTGGGAATCAAGAGAGACACCGCAGTTGCCGAGCTGATCAGCAGTTACGTAGCACTCGTTCTTTTGGCGGAACTCGAGAATGATCTTTACTTCGTGGTATTGCACCTGTAATACCCCATCTTTCGATGTATTTATATACAGAAACCGAAGTTATTATTTCTGTAAATTTTGGGAGTGGACTATATCTTAAGCTTTCATTGAAAATTGTTAATTTTCTCAAACCCATATCCATTTAGTCTCTGAACCTTTCCCATAGTCTAACATAGTGACCTTAGGGACTTGGCTGCTGATTGCCCATTTCAAAACATATTATGTTTATCATTCGTTAGCATTTTTACGATGTCCGAGTTTTTTTCTCAGCCAAGATAGGCTTTCGCGTATCCTTTCGTAGCAGTTTGTTTCTATTTTATTAATATTTTGTAACTTATTAAATCTATAAAGTGATATTATTGAATTAAAATAATAATGTAAATGTAAATTTTTATATTTTGACCTATTTTCATTATTATATAATGGTTGTAAATTTGTCCAATTAAAACATATATTTTTATCTTCTTCTAGGAGTGAATTAAATTGATATATTGGTAAAATATGATCGATTTGCCAAACTTTTCCAAGATTATCCCAACACATATCTTTTTCAAATTGAAATTCAATCCATTTTTTAAACATTTCAAAATCACAATTTAATATTTTTAAATATGATGATTTTAATCCTTTTAAAAGTTTATGAATTTTACTTCTTAAAATTTCTTTTAATTGAAAATCTTTGTCAGTTTTTCTTTTCTGTTTTATTTTTTCTTTACGTATTGGAAGATATTCTTTATTTTTCATTTGTATATGTTCTTTGTTTAATTCACTATATATTTTTTTTTGAACTTTTATTTGTTCTTTATTTTTCAAACGATATTCTTTATTTTTAGTTAATAAAATATCTTTATTATTTTTATAATATTCACTATTTTTATTTTTTATGTCATCTTTATTAATTCTTTCTTTTTTTCGACAATCTTTACATACATAATGTAAACCATCTTTATTTGATTTTGATTTATTAAAGGAATCAAACCCTTTTTCTATTTTGCATTTTGAACATTTTTTCATTTTATACATATTATAGTTTTATTTTTAAGTTATTTAAGTTATTATTTTATAGAAACGATTTAACGATTTTAGGGGTTTCCAGCAATTTGGAAATGTTGCCTGATAGTTATATCAGACTAACACCTGCGGTATTTATATTTTTAGAACCGCTAAACTTATTTCCCTTTCATTATTCTAATTTTCTGAAAGGAGTGGTGTTTTTCAGCCCAGCATTTTAGGCGATAAGAGGAAGAGCAAGACCGGGGTTTCGGCAGAACCAGAACTGGAAGGGAACATAGAGAGTAGTGGCTTCGGCCTTAGCAAGGGCGGTACCAGTAAGAGCGAAGGTGTTTCCAACCATATTGTCATATCCTACCTGGTGGCCGGGCTCCTGAGAGAGCTCGTTCCAGATGTTAAGCCAATCACCATATTGTTTGTCGCATATATGATTGGCTTGTTTTTATGTACCTTTGGTTTCCCAAAGGATTAGACTATATCTTAAGCCTTTAAATATTTAAAGACCCACTATCATTTAGTCGTTGAATCTTCTCCATTCTATTATAATAACAGGTTAGGAGCTTGACTGCGGATTGCCCATTTCAGAAAATCTTTAAAATTTTCTTCATCTGTGGAATTTTTACCATACCAGAGTTCTAGTCTCTGCCACATACTATTTTCATAATATGTTTGGTATCCTTTACAGTTTTAGGGGGTTCCCGCAATTTGATAGTGTTGCATAATTATTACAATTAAATAATAACTACACTAACACGTGTAAATCCTTTTTATGACTATGGACAAATAGTCAGGAAGACGATTACTAAAGGCTTTTATGTTTAAATTTTTCGTCTTAAAATCTAAACCCTCGTGTTTTTCAGCACCGACAATTAATGCGTTGTCCACCGATTTCAACCTCAACGTTGCGGATAAGAATGTGGCCGACGTAGTTGACCCATCTGAAGCAATAGTTGCGATCATAAACATCGGACTGCTGGTTAGTAACAACAGGGCACTCAACAAGGGGAAGAGTGACTTGAAGGTAAACACGATGAATAAGATCACCATTGCGGGAAATGGTGCAAGTAACTCTCTTGCCGAAGTCAGCAGTTCCGTTAAAGACCTGCTCAATGGACTCCATAGAGAAGTTAGTGTGACGACGATACACAACCTTGAAGAAAGTAATTTGGGGGTTTCCAGTAAGATAAATATCTTGAGCGCCATAGGCGACGAGTTGCATCAGACCACCTGACATTATAACTCTAACAAAGAAAAAAAATTTACATGAAACGCAATTAATTCGATTTTAATTCAATTCCGAAAATATTAATGTCCTAAACATTCTAAAATCTTTTAAACTGTTTTTCAGAAACGAGTGGTTTATTTTTGAGAGCGAAATAGTGGTGATTATTCTCTAAATGGATTAAAGAAATTATCAATTTATATATTGATGATTTCTTTAAACTGTTTAAGTTCGGAGTTTTCGTAAAGAAGTATCAGAATATTGTTGAAAATTATTTTTCTGAATAAAAATTTTGAGTTTTTTATCTTTTTTCCGAAATAAGATATTATAAAAAGGAGTCGATACTACGAACTACCCAAAAATTTGATTATTGAAAACGTTCGTTTCAATTTAAAAAAAACTACCTATTATATATAAAATGGATATATTTAGAGCATTCAACCTAAATGATGAAGAACACATCATCAATATTCAAGGAACTGTTGAAGACCCACTATTCCAAGCAAATCAAGTTTGTGATTTACTTGGAATAAAAAGTTTTAGATCAAGTATAATTGATTTTACCGATGAACATAAAGTTTTATTGAAAGTAAAAACAGCTGGTGGATTACAGGATGTAATTTTTTTTACTGAACTTGGACTTTATAAACTTCTTGGACGTTCAAGAAAAGAAATTGCATCACAATTTCAAAATTGGATTATAAAAGTTATCAAAGAAATAAGAATAACTGGAATATATAAATTAAATGAAAATAATGAAATTGATAAAAAATTATTAGAAAGTAATTATAACTTAATAAATAATAAGACATTTATAAAAGCATTTCACAATAAAAATGTAATATATATATGTAAATTTACAAATATTAATGATAAATATGTTATAAAAATTGGTTCTACTCAAAATATTAAAGAAAGAATATATAACTTAAATAATCAATTTCAAAATATTGAACCTGTAATATTGGATATTATTGAAGTGAATAATTATCGTAAATATGAAAAATATTTACATAATCATCCATATATAAAACAATATTATTATAAATTTGAGAAGAAAGATGGAACTATATCAAACGAAACATACTTGACAACAGAAGAAGAATATAATTATATAATTAATATTTTAAATGAAGATAAGAAAAAATTTGATATTGATACAATTGAATTAGAAGAATTACGATTAAAAATAGAAGAAAAAAAATCGGATAATAATTCAATTGAATTAAAAATTAATGAGTTAAAATTAAAACAAAAAGAATTTGATGCAGAAATTAAAAAGAATGAATTAGAAATTAAAAAAATAGAGTTAGAAAAAATAAATAAAGAAAAACAAGATTCAACAGATGAAAGTAGTTCGGATGATAGTGATGATATAGAAAGTTATGAAGATTCTGAAAATGAAGAAGATAATTTATCGTATAATTTTGAAATTAAGAAACAAAAAAATAGTATCAGAGTTCCAAAAGTATATCAATATGATACAAATGATTTGAAAAATCCCATAAAAATATATGATTCTCCAAAAGAATTGATTCGATTAAATAATGATATTTTTATGTCATCTTTGAAAAATGCTTGTAAAAAAAATACAATTTATAAAAATTATAGATGGATATTTGTAAATAGAAATGAAGAACCTCCTTCTGAAATACCAGAAACAGTTGTAACTAATTATAAATCTCCATATGTAAAATACTTAGCAATGATTGATATTAAAAAAACAAAAATATTAAATGTATTTTCTACTCAAAAAGAAGCGTGTGCTGAGAGAAATATGAAAGCAAATGGATTTACAAGAGCAATTAAACAATATTCAATATCATCTGGACATTATTGGAAATTTTTTGAAGACTGTCCAATTGAAATGCAAAATGAATATTTATTACACAATAAACTTCCTGAGAAATATGTATCATCATATAGTAAAACAGTAAGTCAAATATGTCCAAAAACAAATAAAATAATAAATACATATAATTCTAAAAATGAAGTAGTAAATAAATTTCAAATGTCAATGCTAACTTTAAAAAATTGTTCAACCAATGGAAATATTTATAATGGTTATCGATGGAAAATAAATGAATAATTTGGATTATTTTATATTTATTAGTTAAAAATATATAATAATAAAATAATTATATATCTTAAAAATATTTTCCAAAGGAAACCGTTATGAACTGTATTATTATTTGAAGCTATCTGTAATGACAATCGGCTCATCGGATTTTCTTTTATTGCGTCTGATATCGAATTATACATATAAATATCTTTGATATTTATATCTAGATGTTTTATTTACAAAGTAAATAAAACATGTACATTTTCAATACAGCCTTCGTATTTTTATCAATATTCGAAACAGTCATTCCTCCACTAATAACCGGCTTTTCTGGTAATTTATGATTTTTCTCATATTCTTCTCGCATTTCAATTGGACAATCATCATAAAACATTAGATGACCACCTTGCGTTCGCGAACCACGCTTAATTGCGCAACACACAGCACTATTTGACAACTTATATTTTTCAGCAAATTCTTTTTGCTCTGAATAAACATCCATTACGCACGTTTTATCAATATTTATACATATAAATATCTTTGATATTTATATCTAGATGTTTTATTTATTTACAAAGTAAATAAATAAAACTTATATGCGCGATAAATTCGCGCCTTGAAATAACGATGTCTGTTGTTTCTCCAATATCATATTTTACGGATGGGTCTTCCGTTTTTTCTATTATTTTCCAACGGAAACCGTGATAAACAGATGAATTACCAATGGAATGTTTCAATCCGGAAACGGATGTTCCCGGAATATCACGGATTAAATCAATAAATGATTCATAATATTTTATTAAATTTCCATCTAAATCATATTGTTGAATATAACTAACTATTTTTTTCTTGCGTGTTTTTATTCTATAATTATCACTTGTTTCAGATGAATCTGTCTGTGTTATTTCTTGGTCTTCATCTTGCGCTTCTGGTTGTGAGGTAGATGTTTGTAATTCTTCTTTCTCAATCTTAATTTGTTCTTCTTGTGATTCTGGTTCTGTGGAAGATGTATGCGATTCTTCTTTTGGTTCTTCTTGCGTTTCGGAATATTCATCAATAACTGGACATGAATCATTCATTAATTCTTTGAATATTTGTTTCTTATTTGAATCATTCAATAAAGTTCCAAATGAATTTACAAATACATTCATATTCTTCTGTTTTTCAATTTCAAGGCTTATCTTTAATTTTTCTATTTCATTCTTCTGATATTCAATATACTCAGTCTGATTCAATTTTTCATAAGTTTTTATATTTTTATTTATAACTTCAATAATATATTCCATTGTAAGATTTTCATTCAACATATAAATTTCGCGAGAAGTTTCCCCATTTTCAAGTTTATCATTAAAACGGTTTTCCTTGAATTCTTTAAGATTATGAATGTATTTTTCAAACTCAGAATTATTTTCACAATGAAAAACATGTAGTAAAAAGACTGGTTTTTGATATTGGCTTTTCAATCCGCTAATTCGCGTTTTGATATCATCAGATTTCCCAATTTTGATTAAAGTCCGATTCTCGTATTTTTCAGTCAATTCGCAAATATATATTACATGTGATTTCTTGGACGCCTCAATCAGCGCGTTATGTCTCGAAGTCTTCAACTGACTTTCAATAAATAATTCTTCAATATTTATTTTTTCCTCTTTATGACAATCTAACTTGTAAAATCCGTTCAACCGCAATTCTCGTAAAATTGTGAATAACCACTTCTGGAATTCGATTGATTTTCTCTTTCGAGAGCGCATTATGAATTTGTAAAAACCAATTTCTGTAAGAAATGTATGTTTTTGTATTCCTCCTCTTGTTTGTAAATCCTGTAATATTTTTTCTGATTCATCGAAATCTATTACACTTGAATTAATTGACACAATATTGAATACTTCTGCTACGTTTTTCAGCAAAAACAATGGTTCTTCAACTGTTCCGTAAACTCGGATTTTCTTATCTTCAAAACTGAAATTTTCAAATATATCCATTTTATATTATATATAAAGTGAGTTTTCTTTAAGTTGAAGAGAGATGATTGACTTTGTAAAATTAATTATATTTCTAAAATGGTTTTATATGATGATTTTATTCCGTTTCCTTTCTCAAAATCTTGAATATTATTGAATGTTATAATCAAATAATAAAAATAATTCTCCCATTTATTATTACATAAATTTTTGAAATTATTACAAAACTCATAACAATGACTTAAATTTTTTATACATATTCCTTTATGTATTCCATTTTTACCAATATTATGTAAATATTGTTTTGTTTTAATTTTATCAAATATTTCAGAATCAATGTATATATATGGCCATTCTGATTCAGAATTCCACTGAATTGTAATTGTGTATTCTATATTTGCGTGAATTCCTTCATATGGAATTACTTTTATTTTTATAATTTCGAGCGTGCTTTCATCTAAGACTTCAACATTTGCGATATTTTCATAATAATTTCCATATATTACTTTGGAAATACAACAAAATTTTTTCATTAAGTTATTCATTTTATAATATATTGTTTTTGATTAAAATAAAATCAATTTTTATAAATATAAACTAAAATATTAAAAATATAAAATGTATTTGATGATTATTATAATATTCAATTTCAAAACAAATAATTGTTTTTAATCTGAATCAAATATTTTGATAAGTCTAGATGATTTCATACAAGATGGACACTTTTTTTCAGAGTCTCCTTGCTGTATTGCACAGTCATTGCAACAAATACGATGACCACACCCAATGTGGCAATGTGTTGCAGGAGATTGTTTCGAAGAATCGCAATGTCCACATAGTCCTCCAAGACAGATTTTCTCCTTACAGACGACTTTGGTTATTGGTGCACGACAAGTTGGACACATGCATGTAGAAGACAATATCCTTCCAGCGCACCCCCCACATAATTTGTGTCCGCAAGTGAGTACGCTATCAGCAATATTATCGAAACACACTGAACACACGCATTGTTCTTGCTTCGAAGAAGGTGAATCCGGCGAGCTATCAAGCCGTACCATAATTTTTTCTGGAATGTGTCGCAAATATTTCTTGAATTTGATCTGAATCTCAGCAGAAATATCCTTCATGACATTTGTACTCGCCCAAGGAGCAATTCCATCCGCATCTGTTGTCGCCACAGTTGGGTTTTTCAAAATCCCGACATATATTCTCAAGAGAGAAATGAGTTGTGAGAACCGAGCCTCACTTGTTCGCTGATCGGTACATTCTTCAACTGTCTTTATCACATTTTCCTCTATACCCTTTTCTTTCAATAAACCGGAATGTATCATAAAAAAGCGATACAAAATGATTTGGTGCTTAATAAAGAAGTGAAAATCCCGAGCATCCATCTCTTCATCGTATTTGAGTCGAGTTTTTTTCTCTTCCAGTGTTTCAACCGCACTCAAAGCTGTAAGAGACTCTATCAAAGATGGGATATACACGCTCATTGGCCCAGACGGACAAGACTCTATCACACTGGCTAATACAGATTCTGGTCCAATAACTGTTGGCAAACGAAAGAAGCTTACCAATGCTTGTCCTGCAAACTCACTCTTATCATGAGCAGATCTGCATACAGTATAGAGAATCCGAGTATTTGAGGGGTCCCTCCGCATGAGGAACATGACATGAAGAGAGCTACATTCTGCGCAGGAATTCCGATTCTTACAGTTTCGGATTCTATTAAAAAGATGTTCCACATCTTTATCCCATTCTTTCTTCCCGCTTTGGAGGTCATGAATCAATCTCATAATGGCCGGATACCCAACCGCAGGTTTTTCCTTGTTATCACAAGAAAAGCAATGAGACTTAACACAAACGGATGAACCAGTTAATAACACATAAAGTGCTACTATTAATTCTCTGAACTGACGCACCATGCTGATTTCAGTACGAATCTGTGCGAGTACAGTTTCGTCTAAACTGACAGGGGGTCTGAATGAGAGTTTGATTTCAATATCCAATTTAATTTTGAGTGGAACTCGTTTTATCGCCTTCTTGTAGGCTTTTTCCGCGCTGTCTCTCAATTTTTGAGTGTGAGAAGAATCATCACGTATATTGCAAATACCCCACAACACCTCTACAATTGAAGAACTATTAAGTGGGGTTTCTTTACACAATCTCTTCATTTCCCCAAGATACTTATCTAATTTGAATTGTTGGTCTTCTTTTTGTAAACTCATGGTTCTTTTACTGATGTTTATTATTCAATTACTAAATAATTGTTATTTTTTACCATCAATTTTTAGTTATTTATAAAATTATTTACCCACTCCTAATAATTTTTTTTATAAATTCATTCTGTTCATTTTCGCTTAATGACATATATTCCGTCATCAAATCCACATTCATAATTATCTTCAATAACACCCCAAAATATTTCCGCAATTCCACCAAAACCACATCATTCCAGAACTTGCGGTCCCTCTCAATCTTATTAACCTTCATATTATCCACTTCATCCGCCCCAACCAAATATTCAACTAAGACTGCCCTCTCCAAGTCATACACATCCAGATACGTCTGAACTTGGAGCCACTCGTATTCCCGAACCTCATTGAATAGCTTATACATCCGGTTCTTTATCTCAATAATAACTCCATCATCATTCATCGCGTCGACCTTGCTTATTACCCACAGCTCGATCCCCCCTTCATCAAATAACCGCTTACTCTTGCTATCCAGCCCCGTAATAACTTTCTCCCCCGCGTGAGCCTTCTTATAAATATCCAACGCGTTCCCCTCCCGAATTGTCCCGAATTTCTTGCTCGTGTATCCATCCATCGCCGTTTTCAAAGTATCCTTCTCATCCTTCGTAAGCGTCTTATCCTCCATTATAACGCTAACCAGCCCATCTTTATCCGTTTTCATCTTCTTTGATGACAAATTAGCCCGACATATTTTATCCAACTTCTCTTTCAAATCATTATTTCCCTCTAACTTCTTGGATATTTCAATGATTATCTGCTTGTCCCCCACGTTTGCGCTAACCACTTTCTCAATGAGCCCCATCTTCTTCAACTGGTCCGGAAAATACCGCTCATATAATTGATTAAATATGCGGCTCGCTGGTAAGTAATGATTGCGCCCAATAAAAGCCGCCAAATTGCTACTATATAATAATATTTTCATTTTATTATTAAATATCAATTTGTTTTTATGTTATTTCCGAGATGTTAAAAGGCTTAAAAAAATGACGATATGAATCATTAATGTTCAAGCAAAAAAATAAGAAGGTCTCACATATTGATACCAGAATAACACTTGATGCTAAACACAATGAAATCATTCGATCATTCAAAGAAGACCATAAGAACATCAAAAAATATCAAACAGACCTATCAAATGTCCAAAAAAAACTTGACAAGCTAAAAAGCAATACAGAGACCATCCTAAGCCCAGAAGACCTCGGGATACAGTTCCATCTCGAAAATAAGAGGAACGAACTCCAAGAAAAAATAGAGAATCTTGAAGTTAATCAAAATGAGACAGATTATTTTATTAAAACTGGGAATATATTATACGAATATTACAACAATATTGAGGATATCGCTGACGATAATGAAAGACCGGCCCCGCAAGCGCAAGCGCAACCGGTCCCACAATCACAACTCCTCTCATTCTTTGGAATTAAACAACCAGAAGAAACTGCGGATAATAGCGGTAAAATCGCGAGGACAATAAATGACTTCGTTGAATCGAACCACAAGTTCGACCGCGCGTCCACCCTCGACAATTATTTAAGTATTATCGATAAATCATACGGCATGAAAAGTAGAGTCGCTAAAAAAATAGACTTCTGTAAAAAATGTCATCTCAATTATAACAAGGATTATGAGATGATTATTAATCATAATGAAGGTTTTATGAGTTGTATAAAGTGTGGAAATCTTGAATATGTTATTATCGAGAGCGATAAACCTAATTATAAGGATCCGCCCCCTGAGGCAACATACTTCGCATATAAAAGAACAAATCATCTCAATGAAATCCTAAATCAGATTCAAGCGAAGGAATCTACTGATATTCCAGATGAAATTTTGAGCCTGATTAAGGAAGAAATCCGGAAGGAAAGAATAGTGGACTTGACTAAGCTTACAAATATTAAGGTCCGGTATTTTTTAAGGAAATTAAATCTAAACAAATTTTATGAACATATTGCACATATTATTAATAAATTGAATGGGCTTCCCCCTCCGATTATAACTAAGCCCGTCGAAGACAAATTGCGGTATTGTTTTCGTGAAATTCAGGGGCCGTGGATGGAGATTGCTAAAAAGCCGAAGAAGAATTTTCTTAATTATCACTACGTGCTTTATAAATGTGTGGAATTGCTGGGGCATGATGAATATAAAGCGCTGTTTCCTTTGCTAAAATCGCGGGAGAAAATATTGAATCACGATGTAACCTGGAAGAACATTTGTGCCAAATTAGGGTGGCAGTGGATCCCTACTATCTAAATAAAAAAATTAGCAATACAACTTTATGATTTCTACAAATTCTGTATTTTCATCATTATTGATTCGGTCAATACAATCTTCAATTGTTTCAACCAATTTATCTAATTTATCGTCAATATCTACTTTACTGATATTGTCATCTGGATTAAAACGGATAAATATCCATTTACCACTATGAATCATATATAAATCATCATAACGTATTTCTTCATCGTGTTGGTCATATCCTCTATGTCCAAACTCATCTGTTTCAACCGCTAAAATAGTATTACCTATCAATTTTCTATGATCTATACGACGTCGATGTGAGCAATCACAATTACCAGTATATAATGGTCTATCATGGACAAATCCTTCAAAATTAGAGTTGATAGCATTTCTAACCATAATTTCTTTTGTATGAGTGTATATAACCTTACTTCGGTCATCCTCTGGAAAAATACGCTTGAAACAAGTTGCACAATATCCGTCATATTTTAAACATCCACATCTTGAATCGGGCCAATCTTTACAATTTGGACATCGTTTTCCACCTCCATGTGCGATACATTTATCGGATTTTCCTATTGCGCTTGATTTACATCCTTGTTCGCTACATCGCTTACCGCCTCCATGTGCTATACATTTATCTGTTTTACCTATTGCGCCTGATTTACATCCTTGTTCGCTACATCGCTTACCACCTCCATGTGCTATACATTTATCGGATTTTTCTATTGCGCTTGCTTTACAATCAGGTTCATTACATCGTTTTCCACCTCCATGTGCAATACATTTATCAGTTTTTCCTTGTGCGCTTGATTTACAATCAGGTTCATTACATCGTTTTCCGCCTCCATGTGCTACACATTTATCAGTTTTGCCTTGTGCGCTTGATTTACATCCTTGTTCGCTACATCGTTTTCCGCCTCCATGTGCTACACATTTATCAGTTTTGCCTTCTGTGCTTGATTTACAATCTGGTTCATTGCATCTGGTTCCTCCTCCATGTGCTTTACATTTATCGGTTTTTCCTATTGCACTTACTTTACAATCCGGTTCGCTACAACGTTTTCCGCCTCCATGTGCTATACATTTATCGGTATTATCTCTAGCGCTTGATTTACAATCTGGTTCATTACATCGTTTTCCACCTCCATGTGCTATACATTTATCAGTTTTGCCGTTTGCACTTGATTTACAATCTAGTTCATTACATCGTTTTCCACCTCCATGTAATATACATTTATTGGTTTTGCCTTCTGCACTTGATTTACAATCTGGTTCATTACATCGGGTTCCACCTCCATGTGCGATACATTTATCGGTTTTTCCTATTGCGCTTGATTTACAATCAGGTTCATTACATCGTTTTCCGCCTCCATGTGCAATACATTTATCGGATTTTTTCATTGACCCTGATTTGCAATTAGGTTCATTACATCGTTTTCCTCCTCCATGTGCTACACATTTATCAGTTTTGTCTCTGGCACTTGATTTACAATCTGGTTCATTACATCGCTTTCCTCCTCCATGTGCTATACATTTATCGGTTGTACCTTCTGCTCCTTTTTTACATCCTTCTTCATTACATCGTTTTCCACCTCCATGTGTTCTACATTTATCCGATTTTCTTATAGCGGTTGATGTACAACCTTGATAACTACATCTTTTTACACTTCCATGTTCTTTACATTTCTTAGTTTTACCTTCTACACTTTCTTTACAATCAGGCTCATTACATAGTTTTTTACATCCGTGTATTTTACATTTATCTGATTTTCTCATTGCACTTGCTTTACAATCTGGTTCATTACATCGGGTTCCTCCTCCATGTGCGATACATTTATCACTACTGCCTTGTGCGCCTTTTTTACAATCAGGATAACTACATCGTTTTCCGCCTCCATGTGCTTTACATTTATCTGTATTTCCTTGTGCGCTTTTTTTACATCCTTCTTCGCTACATCGCTTATCACCTCCATGTGCTACACATTTATCGCTTTTGCCGTATGCTCCTTTTTTACACCCTTCTTCATTACATCGTTTTCCGCCTCCATGAGCTATACATTTATCAGTTTTTCCGTATGCTCCTTTTTTACATCCTTCTTCGTTACATCGCTTACCGCCTCCATGTGCTACACATTTATCAGTTTTACCATCTGCACCTGATTTACATCCTTCTACATTACATCGTTTTCCGCCTCCATGTGTTACACATTTATCACTTTTACCGTCTGCACCAGAATGACATCCTTCTACATTACATCGTTTTCCGCCTCCATGTGCTATACATTTATCGGTTTTGCCTTGTGCGCCTGATTTACATCCTTCTTCATTACATAGCTTACCACCTCCATGTGCTATACATTTATCGGATTTGTTTCTCGCTCCTGAATTACAGTTCGGTTCGCTACAACGTTTTCCGCCTCCATGTGCTACACATTTATCAGTTTTACCGTTTGCACTTGATTTACAATCAGGTATGCTACAACGTTTTCCTCCTCCGTGTGTTACACATTTATCTGTTTTGCCTATTGCACCAAATTTACAATCAGGTTCGCTACATCGTTTTCCACCTCCATGTGATTTACATTTATCAGATTTACCGTATGCTCCCGAATGACATTCAGGTTCATTACATCTCTTACCGCCTCCATGTTTGATACATTTATCAGTTTTGCCTATTGCACATGAATGACATCCTTGTTCATTACATAGCTTACCGCCTCCATGTGCTACACATTTATCTGATTTGTTTCTTGCTCCTGTTTTACAATTTGGTTCAGTTTATATATGACTACGTCATATATAAACTCAAGAGATATAAATCACGTAGTGATTTATATCTGTTCATTACATATTTTTAGTGTCATTATAAATTATTATAATTATAATAATCTGAATTATTTAAAATCAATTTTTTAGAAAATATATAATTTTCTTTTTCGATGAATAAATTCATCGAAGAAAAGTCCGAAACAGTTTAAAGAAAAGTCCGAAACAGTTTAAAGAAAACTCGGAAACAGTTTAAAGAAAACTCGGAAACAATATAGTGATTTATATTTCTAGAGTTTATATATGACTTTATTATATATAAACTGTATAACTATAAACTACTTCATGATTTACCGCCTTCGAATAACAACGTATTTGACATCTTCGTATTGATAAAAAAATATAAAATAAAGCGCCTCTAACTCGGCGTAATCATACTCTGGAATCTTTAGAATGGGTCGGTAAAAAGGACGTCCTCCCACATAGAAGTTCTCAAAATCGTGCGTTTCAAGAAAAAGCTTGTTCTGATACTGTTGATTTAAGTTCCCGATAGCCCAACATCTCTGCGCGGTGTATCCAATACATGACATATTTATAATATAATAATATATAATAATTCGTAAAATAGATAATAATATATTATTATATATTATGAACACTCGAAAAGAATCTGATTTATTTAATGAAGCATTTACTGACCCATTTCTATATATATACAAAGCCAAATTTAGTTATTGTATCGTCCATTATATATCAAAATCTCCGTTTCAAATTAGAACGCTGGAATCCTCTGAAAATTTAGATGAACTAATAAAATCTGGAATCAACCATTCTAAAAGGATGTATGTTTTATTTGTAAAAGGAACTATTTACGAATGAAGAACTCCAATATAATATTTGTTCACATATTCCAGCGCGTCATCCTTATGTCCGACTCTTTTGAATATTTCGGTCGCATCTTTCCCAAGGCCGTATTTGATGACTTCCCCACCGGGGTGTATCTTGACCCAATCTGTTATATCATAAACGTTCCCATATAAAACAATCCACGCGTCCACGAGTGTGCTATGTCGCCGGACTTCGCTCATTTTATAAACCGGCTCCTTCCTAAAATCGCCCCGCAAATACCGCCCATAGAATTCCCGCGCATTTTGTAAAGCGCCCTCTATCCATCCCTGAACAAGTGAAAAACGCTCCCCAATTATATGAATATTATTCTGGGTTGGCTTGAATGAAATGGCTTGGGTCCGCTTCGGAATAAAATTGGGCCGATAGTAATGGGTCCCCGCGTTCCAGTAATTCTGTTTTATCCAGAGTGGTCGTTCGAGCTTCGCTTTCGGAAAAATCGCGCGCAACTGCTTCTCTAAATCGGGCCAGAGTGTCCCGTTCATTTCCGAATCAATCCAGAATTTAGCATCATTTCCGGTGGTGTATGATATCATAATGACGTCTGCACTTACTGGAATAATCTGGCGGATAGTTGTAGCGGCGTGAATGACTTGTTTCGGGAACCAGCTCCCGTCGCGAAATTTAGCATATATGCGGTTCAACTTTTGTTGCCCGACCGATTTAAGGATGGGTGCGAATGCGTCAAGCCCCGCGATTGCCTCAATGTTGGGACACGCTAAAATGATATGATCCGCCGTATAGTGGTGGCCCCCACTTGTATAAATATTATTATCATCCGCAATTTTTATGACTTTTTCATTCATAAAAAACTCGTAATTTGGACAGGTCATGAGATCCGCATATAGGGCTTCAACTAGGGATGTTAATCCGGCGGGGACGTGATAATACTGATCTTCATCTTCTATCGTGATTTGGCGAGCTAAATTGGCGCAATTGGACTCCTCCCAGTCCTCATTATACCCATACCACTTCTTTAAGAGTATATATTCCGCTTCCGTGAAATAGTTGGTCGCAACGGATGCGAATGTTTGGTAATTATAGCGCTTTCGCTTACATTCCTTCAAAAACTTCCCCAATTTATGGTTGAGCTCCTTACTGAGACGAATGTTCGTCTTTGTTATGAAGGGGGCGTATGTGATATTATAATTGCGCAGGAGTTGTAATAAGAGGACGTGATTCTTGTTGAAACGGAGGGCGCCCGTTTCGATTGGGGGCGCACCTTCCTCAATAGAGACCGAGTGAATACGGCCCCCAACTCTGGATGACTTCTCTAAAATACACACTCGCAAATTACGGGCGCGACACAGCGAGAGAAAGTATAAACATGAGATTCCACAACCAACAATTATTATATCATATTTTTTCATTATTGTTATTATATAACTTAGATAATAATAAATAATAGTGAAAAATTGATGAAAAATATGTAGTTGTTTTTAGGGATTAAAAAGATGGCTTTTAGAGTTTTTTATAGTGGAGAACAATACGAACTTCCTGATTCAATGAGATGTTTGAATGAATATCAAGATGATTCAATGAAAACATTTGATGGGAAATGGACATATATCTTAACATTATCTTATCTTGAATTTGTTGATATATCAACAGAGAAAAATCCATTTTTGAGATATAAACTATTTGTTGGCGTAATGCCTATAACAGGGAATACTAGAATTATCATTTATGGAGAATATTTTGGGAACCGTCCATATGAATACGGATCATTTCATTATATAGAAGTTGATGAATCCGAAATGATCAAATTCGATGACCAACCTTCAATATTTATTTTAGATGTTGGGAACAATTCATGCGCAATTATATTAAATGAAGAAGTAATTGTTATCTGTATTACAGCCGACTTTAAGAAATATTTAGAATTTAATGAGGTGGATGAATGGGATGAGTGCGAATATTGTAAACCTTATTTATCTATAAAGCGTATCGATTTCATTCGCAGTATTACCGATTTTCCTTTTGATAGATCATTAATTGATGGTAGTCCATCATTTGATGAACGTATGACTTCAAGAGTGGAAAAAAATGATGGTGGTTGTAAGATTGAATTATGTTTTACTTGCGTTTGTAGTTCTTCAAAAACCACGAATGAAATTACAATTTCTTTTTCGAATGAACAAATCAGAATAACGTATGCAATGAATACAACTACTTATGAACGTTATATGCTTGATGGAACTGGATATAATGATTTTCCTACGATACGAACAGACGAAAGAAATATGGAATTCTATCGTGAAATCAGATATGACCTCTTTCCAGAAGAAGATGATTCGCAAAATCAATGATTTTGCTTTTATAAAAATATAAAAATTGGATAGTAAAATTAGATTAGTTTTTAATGAATTACAAAATGTCATTACAAATTCAACCACAATATGTTAGAAACTATGGTAGGACGGTTATTTTAACCTTACCTCCTAGTTTTGTATCAAAACACCCACAGGCTGGACCAAATAATATTTTGATCCACCATTTTACTACCAGAGGAATTGTATTTTCAATAATACATGATCATGATCGTAAAATGATGGTCTTCTGTTGTGCTGTTCAAATTTCGATTCCACCAAAAGACAGGGAAATACAAATTGAAATCACATCAGAAACACAAATGAAGTATTTCAGGGAGAATCTATCCTGTCGGCTTGCACGCTTGCCATATCGCCTAAATAATCGAGTTATGTTTGACTATGATCTTCAAGCTGATCTTTTAAATGAAATCAAGAATGACGTAGAGGTTGTTCTATTAACCAGCAATCTCTTCATGGTTATGTTCGATTCAACTATCTATTTTTTTCGAATAGATTCTGAAGACGAAGTTTTCTGTTTTAAGTTGCCATTGTGGAAATTGAATCAGACAACTTACAGTGATACTCAACAACGTATTCCTGATCTTAGTTGTCATTTTGATTCATTCCGATTCTTCACAAGTCTTAATGTATATAATGGCCATGTTGATTTTGACTTATTCTCTGATGTTGTCAATGAAAATTCCTGCATGCGTGCTTCTGTTAGAGTTCATTTTTATGAGGATGACGATACCGATGACGATACCCTTGAAACAACGGACGATTACTATACCCTTGAAACAACGGTTGAATGTTCGAGAACACTGTTTTCGAGGGGGGGTGATGACAGTCCTTTTTCTTCAACAACTGAACCCGATTTTGAAAAGATTGATTTTTCTGATAAAACATTGCGGATTCGGGATGAAGATTCTAAAGAAGATTCTGAAGAAGAATATTTTGATGAAGAAGATTCAGATGAAGAAGACTCAGAAGAAGATTAATAGCAAAGATAACAATTTTTGCTTTTATAAAATATATAAAATTGATGGTAATTAAAGTCTAATTTTATACATTATAAGAATGCAAGCAATGCAATCAATCCAACAACAATCAGAATGTGTAAGAAGATTACCAACGTATCGAGAAATTCTTGTTATTGCAACTGTAAATGGAGAAGAAGAATTCATATATCTTCCAAACACAGATAATTTTACACGATTCTCAGCTGACAATGATGAGGATTCTGAAAACCCATCATTGAAAATTAATTTTACACGACCATTTTCTTGTGAAATAATAAATATTCTTGATCGAGATGGAGGTGAAACAGGTGTAATTCTTATTTATGGTATTTTAAAAGATGATGATTATACAACTGTATTTTTCGGACTCTTTGAAGAACAACATGGAGATGAATATACTGTCCTATCTAATAATATTTTAAGTTTTTCAAATAGTTTTATACACTTATTTGATGAACAAGAAGAATTTATTAAATCAATTGGAAAATTTTCTTTTACAATTCATTTTAATGATGAAATTTATTTTGTTCAAGTAAAACAAGACCTTCTTGATGCTTTGGCAGATTTCAACATCGATGACAGGTATATACGTATCCTATGCGAACATCCGGGTGGGATTGCATTTGATATGAAATATATTGATTTTCGTTCGATATATGATTTGGGGAGGATTCAGTATCCTTGTTCAATTCAAGATATTGGAGATGTGATTCTGATTGAATATAGAGATGACAATGATCCGGATAATGAGCATAGTCCAAGGGGTACTTACATTTACAATAAATGGTATATTTTAATTAGACTTATTGATGAAAGAACATTTCCATCCGAGTTTGAATGTACTTTCACCAAGAATAATCACAGTTTTGGAAAATCTAACGGAGATACTGACGATGAGGAGCCAAGTGATTCAGTATTAATTGAAAAATCTGGTTATTTCAAATTCAAAACAATAGATCAGTAAGTTCATTCTCATCGTTTGAGTGTTTATTATTTCAACCAGAACGACTCAATGGATCCTTTACAAAATGGAAATTCATTCTTTTTTTGAAGGATATTATAACATGCCGAGCACATTATAAGATGCGCACACGGTAAAAAACGCAAATTCTTCTTATTTGAATAACACATTATACATTGATCGGTTAGAAAATATTTAATTTTCTAAATTAAGAGATAAAAAACTCAAAGAGTTTTTTTATCCGTTCCTCTTCAATGTCAGTTTTTTCTAAAATGATGGACTCAGGTAATTGTAGCTCACTGACACTTACAATTCTACTAAAAACAAAACCGATATTACTCGTCATTCTTGCATAATATCTACGGTATCCAATTCGAGCCGTATATATGATTGTCGCAAATGCGGACCCTAGATCCACTCCCATCATTTCTCTCATAATAAACGCTATTATTATAATTCCGAGAAATACTGAAAATAATATTCGGTGGCAATCCATCGATGTTAGCGTATGAGATCATTGGCAATAATTATATCTAATTTTGATTTACATTTTTATATACAGGTGGATTCTTTTAAGTTATAAAATATATGTTTATATATTTAAGAAGGTGGAGAAACCTATGGCTCACTCACCAGAACAGATGGTTCTGATTCCGGAGGAACAGATGGTTCCGATGGTTCTGCCTGAGGAACAGATGGTTCTGATTCCTGAGGAACAGATGGTTCTGCCTGAGGAACAGATGGTTCCGATGATTCTGCCTGAGGAGCAGATGGTTCTGATGGTTCATCCTTCACAGCAGAAGCAGGTTTAGGAAACAACATCGCACTAAGCATGGAATTGTATATTTCCTTGGTAAGTAAACCAGAAAAAACACACGGACTTCCACCTGATTCCATATTCATCTCAGGATTCTTGAGTTTGAACCTCATGTTGAAGACAGTTCCATCTGAAAAGATCACGCGGATATGGATAACCAGACCTTCACATACAGACGACTTCGCAGTTCCTTTCAAAATATCAACCGGAACAAACTTGAAACTTCCTGAACCCGGAGAAAGATAAGGATCTATTGCGGCAGAACATCTTGCTTCAAATTGTTGATTCAACCAAATAAGGATGGAAGCGGAATCTTCACCTAGAACATAATAATGGTCTGGTATTTTTACCGACAAAGATGGATGCGTGTGAGGTACAATCGTCATTCCAGTCATTATTGGAAAAAGAGCACTCGTCAGGTCATTCATTTCAGTCCCAAGCAAGAAAATCTCAAATGTTTCCCCTTCATGTCCAGACTTTTCAATCTCCTTCACTTGGGAAAGCATACGCTCGAAGTAAGCCAAAAAAATGCGAAGTTCATTCAATTCTTTTTCCTTCTGTTGCTTAACCTTTTCAGGCATCCTGTCTGTAATTGAATCACCTAGTTTTTTAAGTGATTTTCTCAGAGATGAAATCCTTGTTTCAACCTCTTTATCGATTTCCTTTCTACCTCCAGGATAAATAAGTTTTCCTCCTTTCAAGACACAACTTCCATCAACTTTGAGTGAGGCTGTTTTCAAAATCTGACAACCGCGCTTAGTTAGCTCTGGGAGCAATCCACACAAAAGTAGACGAACCTCATGTAAACCACATGTGTGGTATTTGACCTTGGACTCATCACAATTTGGAAAATCGCCAGAAACTTGTCCAACATCTCCCAATTTGGACTTTGGTGTCAGTTGTTTCACAAAGATCTTTAATTCTTCAAGAGACAAATCTTTTAATTTCTCCAGAAGAAGCAGCTTCAATGCAGTTTCTTGAAGAGTTTGAAAGTTCTGAGAACTTATACTTCCTCGCTCTGGTATTGGTAATCCCAATGCTTCAATTTGACTCAAAACATCAGGAGAATATCTATTCAGCGCAAGGCAATATAATATTTTAGATGAAGGTTCATGTGATAAATAAGCAAGCCAGGCCAAATTATTTATTTCACGTTCCTTTTTACTAAACTTTTCGTGCATTTTTTTATCAGTAGATGATGACATTTTTGATTTAAAATAGCGTTAATATTATAAATATTATGTAAATTTACCATCAATTTTTAAGTTATCACATATCATAATTAGATAATGTTTCCAATCTAAATTTACGTAAATTAAGAAGTTATTTAATCTTCACTTCCCCTCAAACTTAAACTCATTTGTTAATTTCGCAACGGTCCTTTCATAAACCCAATCCGCCAATTCCATGCTCACCTCATTCGTCTGGAATGAATGAATCCCGCCGTATATTCTTGAAAGACCAGCATCGCTCGCAAGTTCATCCAGCGTTTTATACCGCAACACAGTCCTCACTTTTGGCGTAATATCCGGCTCAATTGAGCTACAACCTTTATCAAAAACATACTCCCCGATACTGACTGTTTTATCATTGATATTCAAGGCAGGACACATCATATTGATATTAGGAATCGTCGCAGTTGAAAATCCGTCATACAGAGCCGGATTACCGAACCACCAATTCAATATTTTTGAGGCCACTCGCGAAAATGTGCTATGACCACTGGCCACATCACTGAAGGGAGGTGTAACGAAATTGAACTCCTGATAAGGCAACCACTGCTTCCCCAAAATTGGCGTGGAGAGTGGCGTCCAAGAGTCGACCGTTTGATTAGAATAATAATTGCGAATCAGGTTGATGGGGCGCGCCTGATTATATGTCGCCTTATAATACCACGCGCTCACTCCCGCATCAAATATTCCGGCCGCCAAACTAAAATACATTTTGAGGTCGTTCTGCGTCGACTGTTTGTATTTCTGGGACAACTGCTCCGCGATACAAATGAAAAAACCAGTTGGAGGAAGCGTTTGCGATGAAGACCCCGCAAAAAACTCTGCAATTACTTTTTTGCGGTCATCCAAATCTTTATATACATCCAGTAAGCGATCCATCTCATTCTTCAAACCGCCCTCCCACGTCGTAGATATTTTCGCGCTTAAATCAATAATGTTCGCAGTTGGATTTACAGCGAACCCGCGGTTCTTGTAGAAATTCGCCCCCAAGAAGTTCTGGACCCTAAATGAGAGTGGATTCGAGGGGACAATGAGTGGTAAATTATTGGTTCCTTTAACGGCGCCAGTTGGGACAATGAGTTGCTCCCATTGGGCGCTCGGGGTCGCGCTAGTTGAACCGGTATAGTCCGCCGGTAATCCGGTAGTGTTCTTTGTGGAGAATCCGGCCCTTTGTAATTCAAGGGCTTTTTCGGTTAAGTGGGACTCCGCGTAGGCTATGATGTCGGGCGTCATATTTGTTGGGAATGGGACCAAATTTATTCCAAAATCGGGGGCGCTTAATTGTGTTGAATTGGGATAAAGCTTTTTCATGAAGGCGCGATGACCAATATATAATACGGTCGGAAGTAAATCTGCTGTTGATTTGGAGATGTAGTTTTTTATGAGAGTCGCGTTTTTCAGGGGTGAAACGCGGTCGCGACTTGGGATACCAGTAGGTTCGAGTAGGGTTCCTAAATTATAGAGCATCTGAAAATACGCATACATGAGGACAGAAGTTTTCGTGGGACTGTTATCCTTGTTTGCGATAACCTCTTGGAAGAAGTTCCATATGAATTTTGATATAATCATATAATATATAATATAAAATGATATTATATAAATAAGTTGCGATGGATTTAAGTTATTTGATTATCTGGATAAGTTGAATAAAATTCTGTGGTTATTAGATGTGGAAGTTTTGCTTATAATTTGTGGATGTTTTCAGGAGTTTTGTCTAATATCAGTAAATCATTACCGAATGAAAACTGATTTAAACCATGTTTTGTATAATATGAAATAAAACCAAGGTCTTTATAATATATATATTATTCAATTTTATTTCGCATTTCTTAATAGTTGATGACGTTCTATTTTTTCACGAATAGACTGCAATTCTTCTTCGGTATAATTTAAATATGGACAATTAGAATAAAATTCAGTTGTTATTGGACCATACTTTTCTATAATTCCTTTTAAGCGTGCCATATTTTGATCAGTTTTATTTAATTTTAGCATATTAGCTTTGCTTTTGTTAATAGTAAAACCAAGATTCGTATAATACTCCATAGCATTACTCGTAGTACTTAAACAAATACCACTAAAAATTGGTGGTAATTTTGAAAGTATATGATATATTGCACTTGTTCCTCCACGATTTCCACGTTGTCTTGATAATAAAGCACCTATAAATAAATAATTATTGTTTAGTCTCATACGATTCCTAATTTCAGTATCATGTTCTGGTATTACACCAACTGATATAATTTTGTTTGGTTTTGGATTTGTTCGATATACATAAAAAAAATATTGTTTACCCTTTTGGGATTCGGGTTTTCGTCTAGACATAGAGTTAATACGCTGTAATATATCTATTTTTACACTTCCATTATTTTTAGGAAAATGTCCATTAATAAAACTTCCGAAAGATTCAATGTTTCTATTTAATGGAATAGTGGGTTCATTTTCTTCCCCCCCCCTCATTTTTTTAACAGTCTTTATTGTAGAACTGTTCCCCTTCTTCAAATGAACTTTTATCTCGTGGCGAATTATGCGCCCTTTCAGTTCCATCGGTTTTTTCAGTTTCTTCATTTCTCCTAAATATGGTCCGTAAGTCTTCTTCTTAGAACCTTGTGTAATCTCTCTTAAAGAAAACTCAACCTTTTTGCTCTTGTTAGAAGCGCAAAGTTTGCTAACCGCTTTTTTAGCAGCGGAAGATGGTTTTGAAGAAACATATAAACCATGTTCATTTGAACCAATAACAACCGTGAAATGACGTTTATCCATGATATATTTCAATAAAATATTTCTTATTGGAATAAATAATCCTAAAACGACTATGAAGGAACAGATTATATAGCAACCATTTTATATTATTAGATTATCTGGATAAGTTGAATAAAATTCGGTTGTTATTGGACCTCTTTTTTGTATAATTTCTTCTAATCTATTCATAATTTCTGGTGTTTTATCTAATAACAGTACTTGATTTAATTGATCTGGATGAAAACCAAGTTTATTATAATAAGGCCGAGAACTAGGTGTATTATATAGACAAATACCACTATATGCTTCCGGTAATCTGGTAAGTATATGATATATTGCGCTTGTTCCTCCACGGTTTCCACTTTCTCTTGATAATAAACACCTTAAAAATAAATAAAATTTTGTTATTACTCCTGTTATTTTTTGTTGACGATTCTTAGTTATAATCGATATTTGTTGACTACCTGATATTATACCAGCTGATATAATTTGGGTTGGTCTTGGTTCTGTCCTAAATATATAAAATATATATTGTCTAAACGGCTGCTTTATTCTTTCTTGACCACGTAAAATAGTACTCATACGTCTCAGTATATCATTTTTTACTCCTCCACTATTCTTAGGAAAATGGTGAGTAATAAAATGAGATAAATTATCATTTAATTGAATTTGTTCTTCATTTTTTTCTTCTCCTCCTTTCATTTTCTTAACTATTTTAATTTTATTTTCAGAAGTTTTCTCTTTCTTTTTACTTGCGACATCTTTCTTTCCGCCAACTTTATTCATAATATATCCCAATAAAATATTTTACGAAGGAACCGATTTGTAAATCGCCATCATCTTCTTCTTCCTTTCATCGTGTGCCACAATCGGCCGCGGGTAGTCCTTCACGTCCCACTCCTGATTCATAATCTGTTTCGCGCTGTATTTCTCCAACTCGGGGACCCACTCCTTTATATAAACACACTCTGGGTCGAACTTCTCAGTTTGAAGCGCGGGATTCATTACACGAAACCAATCAAGCGCGCTCGGGCCCACCCCCGCCACAACCTGCCAACCACAATTGTTCTGCGTCGGGTCATAATCATACAGATGGTTCGCAAAAAAGCGCTCTCCTATCCGCCAATCATATAGCAAATCCTTCGTGAAAAAACTGGCGACCAGCATCCTCACGCGGTTGTGCATGAAGCCCGTCGTCGTCATTTGGCGAATCCCCGCGTCGATGATTGGGTAGCCAGTCCGCCCTTGGTAAAAGGCGTCCAGAAGCTTCGAGTCCGGCCGGTCCCATTTGATTTTGTCCCATTTCTTCTCGAAAGCCCCTCCAATGATGTGAGGATAAAAATAGACGATATTATAGTAGAAATCACGAAAATACAATTCCCGCGAGATTTCCTCGTCCAATTTGCTCATAACCTCCCGAATAGATAAACAACCGAACTTGTTGTAGGCGCTCAATTCCGTAGTTGGAATACTTGGCGTATTTCGGGTTTTCTGGTAATTTTTGGGGATGTGCTTCAACTGTGCGAGAGCATTCTCGCGACCCCCATTATGTAAGAGGTGTGGGTTCTTCTTATAATATCTCGCGAGGGAGTGTTTTTCGAAATGGACGTCGGCGAAGTTGTATTTACTTAAAATGACAGGCTTCCTTACGGGAAGTTCTTTGGCCTTATTGTAGAATGGTGTGTATTTTTTATAGATTGTTCCGGCGCCAGTCTTTACGGAACCGACCGGTTGGATACAGATGTCCTCCTTTGAGACGAACTCAACCCCGCTCTTTTTACAGAGGGCCTCTATCTTTTCATCACGGGCGCGCGCGTATGGCGTATAGTCCTGATTTACACCCAGACGAACTATTTTGTGCTTTTTCATTATTTTTTCAATTACTTTAATTGCGTCTCCGTGGAAGAAACTCATTTTCCCGCCTTGCTTTTCAATATTCTTTTCTAAATCTTCGAGCGACTCACACATGAACTGGACGCAATTATTGGAGAAATATGGGTTGATCGAGGGCTCGATTTGCTCGGGGACGAAAATGAAAATGGGGATGATGGGCTCAGGATAGTTGTGGAGAAAATTTAAACAGGTGTTATCCTGAATTCGCAAATCGCGGCGAAAAATAAATAGTTGGGACATAATATAAGATATATTATTTGTTTTTATTCTATTTTTATTTGAGGATTTTTATTATATATAATTCCTTTTTTATTTAATTTATTTTTTATTTCAACTAATTTTCTTGATATTTCTTCTGCCTTTTCGGTTTTATTTTTATTTGGATGATACTTACCAATTAGTTTTAATACTTTTTTTCTTGTATTTTTAATATTATCAATATCTATTTTTTCATTTCCAAGCAAACCTGATAAAAAGCTTACTTATTCATTTGATAGTTTATATTCTGAATTATTTTCTGAATTATTCTTTAATTTTAATGTTGGATCTATTTTTTTATAAGCTTTTGAATAATCATCAATCGCTCGTTGAAGTTTATTTTTAACATCATTAATTGAATCGGATAAATTATTATCTGTATATTCTTTTTTCTTACGATTATATAAAGTTGTTCCATCAAGCTCTTGTATTTTCTTATTTTCATCACTTCCTTCATAATAACTTTTATACTTATCAAGTAATGATGACATATTAGGAAAAGGGTCAGTTTGATATTCTTCATTATATATACGTTTTGCAAATATCATATACATAATTATTCCGAAAATGATACCGAATGCGATTCCAGAAGACCCTCCTTGAAAAGCACTCGGTAATGTTCCAATAAAAAGCATAATGAGCATTATAAAAAAGAAATATTGGAAACGTTGAACGAAAGAGCTTTTTTCCGTTATATAAAATTGAGTTCCGTATGTTAATTTATCGACAGGGATAAAATAGGCGAAACCGAATGCGGCCGCGAATTTAGACCATCCAGATTTTATCAATATTTTATCAGTTCCAGATTTTGAGATGGATTCTTTATCTAATTCTTTGAACATTCGACTACCTTCATTTTTTTCTTTATTTTTTTCTTTTTCAAATGGCATGTTGAAAAACATTCCGTGCTTCCCACTAAAAAGATATGCAACACTACTAAATAGAGTCATTAGCGAACCAATAAACATCTGTAAACTTCCGAAAATAATAAGGAGAAATTTTTGGCCTATATTTTTGTCATCATCATAATCTTGTAAAACGATATCAACTTCATGTATTTCTGGTGATTCTGGTAGAGATTTATTTGCGATTCCTAAGATTGCTTGATAAAAGTTCGGGCCCATTTCAAGAAGCCTATATTTTGTAAGGCCATTTTCATCTTTTGTAATAAATCTTGATTTAGGTATATCTTTTGATGGCTTATGAAAAAGGGACCCTAAACAGGGTTTTTTATAAAAGCCCCCTTCATTAGTAATCCACATTGGTAGAAACATTAGACCAATTCCGGGAATGTATTGATTGCCTACATACGAGAGAATAAGGAAAAGAATAATAACTATGGAAAAATAAGTAAAAAATGATGTAATTGTGCTTACTAATTTTTGGGAAGTTGGGTCGATATCTGATTTCGTATTATTATCATTTTTATTCATTTATATATATAATTTAATATAACTTTTTTTTCAAAAAAAAAGTTAAATCAAAAAAAACGTTTGATGAATTTAAATAACTTTTTTATTCAGAATAACTTTTTTTCAAAAAAAATTTGATTCGTTTTAAATAACTATACAAATAAAAATAGGAGGGGGTAAGGGGGGAACAGATAAAAAACTGTAAAGTTTTTTATCTCTTGAGTCTATAAGATTATATCTTATAGACTGAACCTAGGTTCTCCCCCCCCCAATCAAAGAACAACGGTATTGTTTCGACCATTTTCGTTGTTATATTTTCTGGATGAATCCAATAGGTTATTTGTTCCTTTAACGTGTTTAATCTCTTCTCCCATTCCTTCGCTTTCGATTTTTTAACTACGGAAATACAATTTTTATCTGTCCCCCAACATGAACTTATAGCGATTTCGTCATTATCGTATTCATCAGGATTAAATCGAATAAATACGATTGGTTTATGTCCTACATCCTGCGATAATTCCATGATACGTTTGTTTTCACAACTACAATCATAATCGATATGTTGATTCTCATCAATTTCAATTATTAGAATTTGATATCCCAAGTCTAAAAATAAATCAGGACGTCTCTTTGAGCAACCGTCTGTTATTCTTTTATCAGCTATCCATGATAGTTCGGGGAATGATGCTTTTATGAATTCTACAACTGCGTATTCTTTTGTTTTGTAATTTCGCGAAACCGGTTTTTCTGGGAATAAATGTATGTAGCAATATAAACAATATCCATCGTATTTTTCTTTAACTCTTGTTTGACATAAGTGTGTTTTACACATCTTATGTTTTATATCGATCATACCTATTAACTTGTGTTTAGTACAATATAATGGATATAATTCTCCTTTAAAATTAAAAATTGGTCTAATTGTACATCCGTTATGAATGCAAATCCGATTCTTCACGTTTATCATTTCAGGTTTTTTATGAGATACACAGAATAATGGTTTTTTTTCATCTTTATAATTATAAGTTGGAATAATTCGGCATTCGTTGTGAATACACGTTTTTACATTTATATTTATCATCCCGACTAACTTATGGATCGAACAGTATAATCCCTTTATTTTATCTTCATAATTATAATTTGGTTGAATTTTGCAATAGGGATGCGCACAAAACTGTTGCTTTATATTGATCATCCCGTCCTTCTTGTGCTCAAAACAGAATAATGCTTTTTTATTATTTTCATAATTATAGACTGGTATAACTTGGCAATTTGGATATGAGCATTTTTTATCGTTGATATTTATCATCGATTCCTGTTTGTGTTCTGAACAGTATATCGCAGATTTTTCATTTTTAAAATTATAAATTGGTTGAGTGTTACAATTAGGAAATATGCATTTCTTACTCCGAATATTTATCATTCCGTCTTTTTTGTGTGTCATGCAATATATACCATTTATCGCTCCCTCTATATTATAACTTGGTTGTTTCTTACATCCTTCTTCAAGACATGTCTTATTTATTAAGTTTATCATTCCAGTTTTTCTATGTTCCGAACAATATTCAGGTTTGTCGTCGGTTTCGTAGTTATAATACGACCGTTTCGTACAGTTGTTGAAAATACACATTATTTCTAAATTATAATTATATAATTTAGAAATTTTTTAAATCAATTTTTTTTTAATTTTATAAAAAGTTTTAGTGAATCCCAAGACCCCCCCCTGGAAAGCCCACCAAATTAAATCCCAGTCCGAGGCCCGCTCCGCTCCTTACAGAAGCACCAGTTGAAGGACTCCACAAATCCAATATTGCGAATACGGCTGCGGCGGTAAGCGCTAGAATTAGAACTGTGTCCCAAGGAAGAATGATACCACGAACACGAGGGATGATCATGGCGGCGATGCCAATAGCGACACCTTCAAGTAAATATTTAACAATTCGCTTCAATACTTCGGTAATTTGAAAACCACTTTTCGACTGCTGGTTCATTTAATTATAGCAAAGATTATTTTTTTGCGTTTTAGTTTAAAGAAAACTTTATTATAATAAATATAAAATGGCTCATCAGAGAGAAGAACCAGTTGAAGACTTTTTAGAAGTAGACCAGCAAATTCCCGGACAGAATTTTGCTTGTCTTTCCTTCATTTCCCCCGAAAAAGTTCTTAAAAGGAGAGAATCCCTTTTAGTAAAAGAATTTGCGAAGTGGTTTTTGAAGGATTTAAAGAAAATGAATGACCCTTCTAAATTAGATCCCACTAAATTGACCCCCGAGTTTATTGATACCCTTAATGTAGATGATAAATTCGAGGATTTCCTTTATGCAAATGAGGATGAACTTACCCGTAAATTCAATGATTCCAATGATTTTCAGACATCAATCCGTGGATTGAAGGTTCGCGGTGTGTATGAGTCAAAGCGCGAGGCAGAAGTTCGCGCGAAGGTTCTCCAACGTCGCGACCCAAATTTTCACGTATTTGTTGGACAAGTGGGCTACTGGCTCCCTTGGGATCCGAATCCAGATGGTGTAGCCGAGCAGGAGTATTCAAATGACCAACTAAATACTCTCATGAAGAAATACCAAGAGAATCGTAAATACAAGGATGATGTTTATGCGAATGAGACGGAGGAGCGTAAGAAGGCCGCCCGAGAGGAGAACCAGAAGCGAAAGTTTTATCAGCCGAAGACCGATGAGGAGATGAAAGAGGCTGAGGACAAGATTCGTGAATTGCGCGATATTGTGAATGAGAAGGACCGCCTCTATTCTAAAATGGAGGCTGCCGCTTCTGGGACTGCTCCGGCGCCAGTGGATTCTGCGGCTCCTACACAAGTTGAGGGATCTATGTCAGAGAATGTTGATTTACCGGTTGGTGGCGATGGTAAAAGTGAGGTTGTGGAGGCGGTTGGGCTGTTATCTGGTCTCGATGATGGACAACACGCGGACCCTTGGATGCAGAGGCGTCAGATGGCCTCACAGGGACGCAATTTTGTGGCGGGGAATGCGGAACGTGAGCCGACCGTTGAGGAAAGGGATAAGATGTTGAGCAGTATCGTCAAGGATATCTTTTAGATAGTGTAATTGGATTTTAGGTTGGGATTTTTATAAAAATTGATGGTAAAATAAATTATATTTTATAATATTTTAGTCAAATTTCAACCCAGAAATGAGCCAACCAACAATTGCGCAATTACGTCAAAAAGAAGAATGCGAAATGATGAAAAACGGTGTTACTCCTGTTTTTTTTGCTTGTCCAGAACATGATGTTTCAGAATCTCATGATAAGGCGATTCAGTCTTTTTTTAAATCTTCTACATGTGAAGGCAAAAAAGCAAAAGGAAAAAGTTATCCGGAAGTTGTTTCGAAAGATTTATATCCTGAGCATCATTCAAAGATGACATTAATTTTCGTAAGTGGAAAGATATTTCTTGTCCATACGGAGGGGACGTGTCTGACACATGAACTGCAAAATGAAATGCCAGATTATGCGGATGATGATGTTGAATTAGTTCCACCAAGAACTATCATTATTGACATTTCTGGTGATCTGAGTGGTCAAGAAATTTCTTCATCAGTTCGAGCGCATGAACTTGCACATGCAGTATTTCCTCGTTCTGTTTATCACATTGAAGTGCGTATTTCATCAGGGAATCAGTCTCAAACTATTTGTCTTTCAATTAATCTAGACCAACAAGGTATAGATGAGGTATGCACTGATGGGTCAGTTCGGAAGAACCTCGTCATTGAACAAACAGGGATCGTTCCTTCTTTGGTCAAATCTGATGGTATTGTTTTTTTAGCGAAAATATTAGATGACGCAGCCACAGAAGAATTTGAACAAACAGAAGTTGTCGGTTCTATTCGCTTTGATGCGATTTTACAATCTACAAATATGTAGTAAGTATATATCCGGTAAAATAAAATTCATTTTTATAAAATACTTATTTACTCATCAATTTTTGTATTGATGATTGATTTCAAGTAAATATTTATGCAAATTTCTTTCCAAAAGAAAATTTTATAAAATTCCCATATTTTTTTGTATATAAAATTATTCGTTCGATCGTAATCTTGTTTCTTTTAGTTTGAGATTTTATAAAAAACTGGTTTTTATAAAATGTTCAGTTTTAGAATATGTAGTCGGATTTTGTTGAAATGACATATCAATGTAAAAATTGATAGTTAATTAAAATAAATATTCAGTGATCTTTCAAGTAAAAAACGCTAAATGACATTCTTTTTTTTACCAAAACGACATTTTTTAACAGTGGAAACATTACCAGATGGTCCATTTTTTACAAAGAAACAATTAGAAGAGAACTATGAATATCAAGTTCCTTTTTATTGTGTGCCTGTTTGGTGTCCTTACACCGGCAATTTTGTTGACGAGCATACTTGGGAGAATCAAATTTCTCTTCATATTCATGAAAAGCATCCATTGGGTTTTACAATATCTTCCGACAATTCATTCTTTGACGGATTCTACGAAATAACTTACATCGAAGGTCTAACCTTTGAAAATGAAGGAGATGCGTGGAATCCAGATACGAACGAAAAAATTCGTGTTGAAAAAACTGACCAAATGTCTGTCTGGAATCCATTTTTCCAACGGTATGACCCACCATGCGATTGTTTGAGTGGTAAGGTCAAGAAACATATGACTTCGTCTTCTGATTGTGGGAGATATATGTACTTTAACGTGTTTATTCAATGTCCAATCCTATTTTTTGACGTTTATTGTAATTGTGGAATGCGAGATAATCGCGAACATGCGACCGATTCGGATAGTGATTAAAAAATCGGATTTTTCCAAAAGGAAATATTATAAAATTCTCATATTTTTTTTGTATATAAAATTATGCGTTCTATCGTAATCTTGTTTCTTTTAGTTGGTATCTGTTTAGTCGTGGTTGGATACGTTCAATCAAATCAGGCCTGTCCCCCTCCCGTAGTCGAGTTCCGCTATTTACCACAAACGTTCGAGCAAGAGCAGAACTTACAACAGCCCATATTATCCACATTCGGGACGATGTTCAATCAGGACGACTCTTGGATGCAGACACAGGGTTATGCGGACAAGTTTTATTCCAGACAATTAAGCAATGCCGGAGAAACAAAATAATGTGTTATATATTATTGATGAAATTTGTATTTATATCATGGAATGTCGCTGGATTACCACATCTCTTTAATTTCTCTGGAACGCCCACAAACAAGGCCAATCGAATTTACGATAAGTTAAAGTCATATTTAGAATTAGACGCGGTAGTCGTCATCCATTTACAGGAGATATTTGACAAAAAACTTATCGCTAATTTTATTGAATGTGTTCGCGATGACAAATATTATTATATATATAATCCAAAAAGAAATAAACGTTTTTTTGGAATAAATAGTGGTATGATAACGATTTCAAATAAGAAAATTGATGATCACGTCTTCTATAAATATAAGAATAGCCACGGAGAAGATAGTTTTTCGAATAAAGGTATTTTAGCATCCAAAATAAAAAACATGTGGTTCATAAATACGCACATGCAGAACCAGAATGTTATGATTGGGATGTATAATTATGCAATATTAGCCCACCGAAAGCAAATCCTTGAATTTGGGCACTTCTGTCGCCCCCTACATTCAAACAAATGTTTCGTATCTGGTGATTTTAACACATCTCTTCATGATTTTTCGCGGTTAGTCAAATTCAAAGAGGGATATGAACCAAAAGAGCCAACAATTAATAATACAACACCGGACTTCTTTTTTTTAAACTTTACCCCAAGCAAAATTCAAAAAATAGAGGCGGTTGATTACCCTGAACTTAGCGACCACAAAATGATTATAATGTATGGGATTACATAAAATTCTTACAAAATCTACAAAATCCCATAGAGTATGAAATTACATAGATGAATTCTCCTTATAATCAAAGCCACACATTCCGATGAAGAAAAATGCGACTACACCAATTAACAGCCCCCAATGATACCGGGTTTTCATAAACTTATAAAGGTCGAGCCACTCTTTAACTTGTTTCTTGTCCTTGATAAAATCGAGCATCCAAGCGGGTTTGGGATAGAGCGTGTAATACATATAGTTTACAAAAAGGAGAACCGCTGTAAATAAAAGGGCACCTCCGAATGTATTAAAATGAGCATGGGCAAAATAGCAAACGAGTAGCGCGATGACTAAACCGAGGACAAGACCTTGTAGCCAGAGTTGGAGACGGAAATCGACAATTGATTTATAAATGTCGAGTTGCTTGATGTCGAGAGTGTTTTTGAATTCTTGTTGTTCAATATTTCTGGAACTAAATATACAAAATATCATTCCAAATAATAAAGCGAAGCCGATGAAACCATATCCTGAATAATTCATTATAATTATAATAACATTATAATTATTTTTGGTAAATTATCTAAAAATCATAAATGTTGATTATTTTATTGAGGTAATTGTGATAGTAATAACAATTGTTCTGGCGTTAATCTATTTAGTATTTGTTTTACTTGTAATTGTAATTGTTGTTGTTGTAATTGTAATTGTTGTTGTTGTAATTGTAATTGTTGTTGTTGTAATAGTGGTTGTAATAGTGGTTGTTGTTGTAATTGTTGTAATTGTTGTAATTGTTGTAATTGTTGTAGTAGTAGTTGTAGTTGTTGTAATTGTTGTAATTGTTGTGGCTGTTTTGGCCGTTGTTGCTGTTGTGGCTGTTGTAATAATGGTAGTGGCTGTTGTGGCTGTTGTAATTGTTGCGATTGTTGTAATTGTAATAATAGTTTTTGTATTATTTCTGGTGGTTGTTGGACTAGTTTATTTATTAGTTGTCCGATTTGTTGTCGTTGTATTAATTGTTGTTGTTCTTTATTGTTCAAAATATTTCTTCTTGTTCCATTAATACGTAATCTATAATTATTTCTTTTTTCTTGTAATATTCTCGTACTATTATCGTAATTAAATGTAGGATTACGATTTTCATATTTAATCAATATACTATTTGCAATTTTTCTAATTTCTTCAAATTTTCCAAATTCAAATGGTATATTTAATAAAATTTGACACACCTGTATAATTTCGTTGGTTATTTCTATATTTAAATTAAAAATAGTTGGTTGTTCTGGTTGTCCTTGAAGTTTTTTAATTGTTGGTAAACTTTTTAATAAATCTGTTGTAATTAGATAATCATATAATAATCTATCACTTAATCCAGTTTGAATTAAAATATCGTTTTTCTTTATTGTAAATAATTCAAGTATATTTTTTGGGGTAATCATATTGCTATTATATTGTGAATTCTCATCGAATATACCATATGTTAAATCTGAATAAACACATTTTTTTATATTTCTATCTGTCATTGGAATATTATATATAATTACTATATTATTAACTAATAAACTTAATATTTGTTGTGAAGTATTTCTTATATTTATTGAATTCGTTCTTTTAATTATATATCTTAACATATATAATTTACGTTGAGTCAAATCACGATTGTTTGGAATAATAAAATAACGATTGTATTCTGTATTTAAAAAAAAGTCAACAAAATTTGTAAAATTATATGACTTTGTAGCTGATTTTACATTTGTATTATTATTATAATACATTATATATATATTACCATTTGGTTGATTAAATATAGCATAACGATATTCGGATGTATTAGAAGATTGAATAAATATGGATTCCATTGGAAAAATAAATAGTATTGGTTCGTTGGAATAACTTGGTGGTAATGTAGTTAAATAATATTGGTTATCGTCTCTAACTTGTTTATTTTGCTCAAAAAAAATTTGTAATTCATTCTTCATACTTGTCGTCAAATTTCCACCTTTCATTATCTTCCCTTTTTTAATAACTGAAACTGCGATTTTACCAGTCTTTTTATCTTTCCGTCCATGATATGGCCCATATTTTTTCTTTTTACCTCCCACTTCATCTAAATGAAATGATATTTCCATCTTTTTTTCAGATTTCAGTTTTTTGGAAGCCACTTTTTTCGCGACTTGAATTGGAGTCTTCCCAGAAAATTTTCCGCATTTCTTATTTTCAATTATAACATAAAAACTTTTTTCTGATTTTTCCATATTATAGTTTAGAATATTTTTTTGTAAACTTCTGTGAACTTCCATAATTTTTCCCATTCTCTTTCCATTTATTATTGTTGTGAATCTATAATATTTCTTGCGATTCTTCTAATTCTTTGAAAACTTTCAAATATTTCTGGTATATTTAATAAAATAGAACATGCTATTTTTAAAGGATTATCAATACGTAAATTTGTATCGAAAGGTAATACAGTAACCTTTGTATACTTTGTAGAATTTGCAAAATATGTAATTATTTTTAATTTATTTCCATCAGTTTGATCTGTATAAATACAATAAGTAAAATATCGAAGTTTACTTACGTTTGATCCATGTCGATTATATTTTTCCCTTTCTAATTCTTCTTTATTTTCTAATGGAAGTTGAATAAAAATAACTGGATCATATCTGCCGCTAAAAGATAATTGTTTTCTTATTAAAAATAATTGATAAAAACTTTCAGGTACGTTAAAATCTGATTCCATCATTTGAAGTAGGTTTTGATTTATTGTTTGTTCTCTTTTTTCATCTAATACACCAAAAGTTAAATCTGAATATACGCATTTTTTTATTAATGGATTAAAATCATATGGAACATATATCATGGCTTTTTGTGTGTCTTCATTACTGGTTGGAATATATAATAAATCATATATTTTTCTAGCTTCTTCACGTATTATTTTTGATTCAACTATTTCTGAGTTTTGTAAAGATATTAATATATCATTTTTATTTAATATATTTCCACTATTAAAATTTGATGAATACATATTATCTAGAAAAAATTCAGTAAAACTTACAATATCAATATCAGCAGTCATACTATTTTTTTTAAATATCATTATATAAATATTTCCAGACTGATCTTCAAATACAGCAAATTTATAAAATAATCTTTCTATATAATGACTTCTAATTCCATATCCTTGGATTAAAACCTCCTGAAATTCAGGATGAAAATAAATAATTGGTTGTGTTTTAGAAAAAATTCTAGAATTACTTAATTTTATTGTTGATTTATTAAAAGGATTTAGAGGAGTACCTGTTTCCCAGCCATCACCATTATTATTAAAAATTATAAAACTATTTCTTAATTTATCCATCTCACTACTACTAAAAAATCCACCTTTCATTATTTTTCCCCTTTTAACAACCATAATTTTACCTGTCTTTTTATCTTTCCGTCCCTGATACGGCCCATATCTCTTTTTTTTACCATCCACTTTATCTAAATAGAAAAATATTTCTTTTCCTGCTTTCAGTTTTTTAGATGCCACTTTTTTTGCGACTTGAATTGGACATGCCCCTGAAAATTTCCCACATTTCTTATTTTCAATTATAACATAAAAACTCTTTTCGGATTTATTCATATTATAAGTTTAGAATATTTTTTTACTATCTTTGGAGAACTTCGATTATTTTCACCATTTCCTTTCCGTTTATCGAATAAATCCCATATATCGTGAGATTTATCCCGAGGCCAGTAGAAGTTTCCAACCCATTTTGATCCAAACCCCGCAAGGCGATGTCCCCCTTCGTGTCCCAGTTTTTTTGCCAATTCAGGTAAGTTGAATTTTGGAGGAGGGCCTTGTTTTTCCGAAAGGAACACCTTGTAAGCATTGCTTGTATATTCCCAGCCCCATAGGACCGCAAAATCAATTCGGTCTCCCCTCTTCTCCGCGTTCGTTATCATCTGGCGCGCGACCATTTTGTAAAGGACGGGGTCATTATAGTTGAGGACGTATACGGGATGTCCCTGAAAGTAGGCCAGACGCGCATTTTTGGCGACCTGTTCCTTTATATTGTTAGCAACTTCATCATAATAGTGTCCCACCATAAGCATAAAGTTTTTATCTACATCTTTGACCATAACATCAATGTCCCTGAAAGCCTCGCACGACGTAAATTTTTTCATATATGGGCTATGAACTATCCGATAATTAAGGAATGTAGTAAATGCTCGATCATAATAAATATATGGTAGGCTCAGTTTACGGTCTGAGTTGTCCATATATTGGATGATGATGGGGACATCCATTTTTGGGAAGAAGAAATGCCACGTGTAAGCACAAGCACTATGTTTATCGTCCCCAATGAACCAGTTCCCCTTCAATCCAGCGATTTGGTCAAGGGAATTACTGCTGTTATTTTTGCGCTTGTGGTCATCTATCATATAGACTTTCTTAGCGAGACCCGCAATATATTCCAAATTGGAATCACTATAAGCAATATCAATGATTATTACACATTTCCCACGGAGTTTCTCTTCTAACTTTTGGATGCGGTAATCCACGCGATTTCCACTGGCGGGGCTCATTGGGACGAACTCGATATCGCTACTACATAGTCCATGTTCCTCAATGAATTTGTAGAAGCACCATGCAGAAAAGAGACCGTCCGAATTATTTGCATTATAGATACAGATTGATATTTCTTTTTTGTCCTTTTCAGGGATAGATTTTTCGAAATCGGATATTGGGCTCTTCTTGAATGAGTTCTGGTAATTCTTTTCATTCTTGTAAGCGATTTGGTCAATATCTTTGATTTTAGTAGTCTTATTTTCGAAAAGGCGACAGTCTTTCAAGCACATCGAAATTGATTTATTAACTGTGTTTTTCGCAATTGGGGCCGGAGCATTTATGTTAGTGTTCACATTTGTATTCATTATTCTATATAATATTATTTATTCTAATATTCTTCTCCCATGTATCCCCATTTATTACTTTTTGTTTCCATAAAAGTTCAAGTTCATCTTTCTCTAAATCGCGAGGGTAAATGAACCGTGGTATTTTCCGCATTTGGATTTGTTCGAGCTTTATGAAATCAATTTCCCTATCAACTTTCCCAGTTTTTACAAAATTGTCGAACTCAATTATACAAATAGTGTTCATCGCCTTTGAATAATTATTACGGAAGTGGATTTGAAAGGGGTAGCAGTTTGGTAGATAAACGAAATCACCCTCCCTGATTTCATTTGTTATGAATCCTTCTACCATTTCAATTTCTTTTCTGAAATAGGGGTAGCATGACATAGGGTCTAAGTCGGCTGTCAGTGATGGAGGTATGTGCCTGATTTCAGCATCTCCATGAATCATTAAAATGAAGCAATCATTTTTGAAATAAGTTGTGGGTAAGAGTAAGGAGTTTCCACAAAAAAAGACTGAAATATTAAGAATCTGGTTAATGCTCGAAATTTTAGTTAATTCTGGTATAATAAAGTTGTCCCAGAATTTTTTATCTATATCCATTTTTACAAAAAGGTTGTTTGCCATTTTATTTTTACATAAGTTGAAGAAATAGTTGGATTCCATTGAGGACGATTCTTCTTTATCAATGTATTTTTTAACTGTTATTGAGTTCTCATTCTTGTATTTTATTGCATCGAGGTATTTTTTATAAAAGATGCGACAGAAATATTTAGTAGTCATAATGGATGATAGTTGTCGAATAAATTTGGATGGTATAATCTGAATTTTTTTGGTGGGCTCTTCATCGAGGAGTTTACGGACGAGTTCTCTCTTATTTGAATTTATGAAGTGTCCAGCTACCTTCTTGATTATTATAATAAGAGGAACGAGGATTACCAGTATCAGAATTATTGTATTTATATTCATATATAATTCTAAAATATAAAAAAATTATATGTATCATACTAAAATGCAATGAATCACAACATATTGATTTTCGTAATTTGTAATAAATGAAATAACGCATTTTTTACAACATATAAAATTATTTTATGAAATAATTCGCGAATTACCATGATGTAATTATATAACCATTAAAAAGAAGTTGCATAATGATTTTGCGTAATAGCACATTTTTTCTTTAAAAAAATGAAAAATAATTTTTATTTTTTCTTAAAATTACCATGCTGTCCTACGAGGGGTCATTTTCGATTTTTATAAAAAAGCCAAAAATCATTACGTAAGACTACCAAAATTATTTTTTGAAGAACCTATTTTTTTGGATCACTCCCATGTAAGACTATGAACCAAAAATCGGATTTTTAATTTTCATTTTGGTTGACTATGCTGGTTCCTTACGCAAAACGCAAAAATGATTAAAAATCGAGAAAAAAAATAACTTTTTAATTATAACAAAAAAATTTTTTATTTTTACAATCATTTTTATTTAGTGAAAACTAATATAGATCATTTTTACAAGAAATAATTTTTTTATTATCGTTTTTATTTCAATTTTTAACCAAAAAAAACGATTTTTTGAAAAAAATGCGATTTATCATGCAAACGATTTTCCAAAAAAACGATAGACTACCATAATTTACATGGATGAACCACCAGATTCATTTTTAATTATTTTTAAAAAATGAAAAAAATCATTTTTTGCGTAGTCATCTTTTCATTTTGGATTTTTAATAATTACTACGATAAAATCATTTTTTACTACCATAATTAAAATGTTTTTTATAAAAATCCGGTTTTTTAGCGTGGCTGGTAGGCCGATTTTTGATTTTCGGAACTTGATTATCGTAATGGTTATTACGATAAGACATTAAAAATCGAAACGACCGTACTACCATAACTTTTTTTTTGTTGAAAAAAAATGAAGATTTTAACATTTTTTTGAAAAAAAACACGTTTTTTTCCATTTTTTTGGTCATTTTTTCATTTTATAACGTTTTTTCATTTTTTCCCATTTTTTCATTTTTTACAATGAATTATTTTATTGATGATTTTAGTATCAGTAATGATTGCAATTGAATTGATTATAATTGACGACACTATGAAAAAGTCGTTTAGCATGATGTATTACGTAGTATTGATTTTTTGTGTTTTTTATAACGCACATGCAAAAGCATAATAAAGACCGTTATAAAAGCGCTTTTTTATTAATATTTTTTTTTACAGTCTTTTTTTTATTTTATTATATTTTACAATCATTTTACAATCTAATATTAAACACATGATAAAAAGTATACCCCCCATGAACCACCGTCACGGCATATTTTGTCACTTGCAGTATATCTCGTAACTTTAGAGACGTGGAATAAAATGGAATATAAAAGTGAGTAAGGTTTCTGAATAGGATGTGCTGCAAACAGTTTTTAAAAACGTGTTTTTTCATCTGGTTTTGCATGGTTTTTTCAGCATGGCAAATGGCTTCCATGAGAGCATGTACATTACCATAATAGCGTGGCGTTTTTTTGTGTCCAAAAAATGACTTTTTTTAACGTAAAATTACATTTTTACAATCTTTTTTATAATGGAAAAAATAGAATACAATAATAATTGATAAAATAGATGAAATAGATAAAAAAATTAAAAATAGTTATAAATAAAAATGGGAAAACATGTTTTTTTATAACTGCATTTCATCATGCAATTTACATGACTCGAAAAATCTCGTTTTTTTCAATTATTACGCTGGACCACGATTAAAAAAATATATGGGGTTTTTTTTTGAAAAAAATAAAAAAAATAAAAGTTGTTGGTTCTGGTGGTTCTCTTTTTAGATTGTAAAAAAGAACAATCAAAACAAAATACTCTCCAAAAAATAAAATAGAGATAGCTAACGTAATAAAAAACCTATGTGCTTTTTTGACCTCCAAAAATGGCTTTGCATGATGACATGCTACGCTAAAAAAGTTATAACGCGTGCAGAAAATAGAGGTTTTTGAAATCTCCCATGCAAAACCATTTTTTTTTTGATATTTTTTTGAGTAAAAAATGCATTTTTTGCGTCAATTGAGAAAAAAATAAAAAACGTCGTCATGTAAAATACATGGAGTTTGAAAAGTTTTTAGTATAGTTATTATGCAAATGCGTAGATAATTTTCGTTACAAAAAAGTTATCATGCTTTTACATAACGAAAAAAAGTATTTTTATCGCCAACTACCATATTTTTTTTGAAAAAATGGGTTTTTTAGAAAAAAAATGTTTTTTTTTTTATTTTTTTCAAAA